CGCAACGTCATCGCCGACCTGCTGGTGTTCGGCGACGCGATGCTGGAGGTCTGCTGGTCCGGGCCGACCCCGGTGGCGCTGTACAACCAGGACGTAGCCACGACCTACCCGGTGGCCGACGAGCACGGCGCGATCACCAGCTACGTGCAGGTGACCGACTTCGGGCAGCGGGCCACGTTCGAGCCCCGCGAGATCATCCACATCTCCCTGGACTCGCCCCGGCCGGGCATGTTCGGCGTCAGCCCGACCCAGCTGATGCTCCAGCCGATCACGACGTGGCTGTTCGCCGCGGGCACGCAGAAGGAGATGCTGCGCAAGGGCCTGCCGCCCACCGTGCACGCGGACCTGCCCGCGTCGGTGTCCGCCGGGGACGCTGAGCGGTGGCGCAACCAGTCCGTCGCCCAGAACCTGGGCTCCCGCAACATCGGCAACCCGTGGATCACCCGCGGCGGCGGGACGCTCGCCGAGCTTCAGGCGGGGAAGCTGGCCGACGTGCTGGCCGCGATGGACTCCAGCCGGGACACGATCGTCGCCGGCATGGGCGTCCCTCCCGCCGAGGCCGGGATCATCGAGAGCGGCAATCTCGGCGGGGGCACCGGGGACGCGCAGCACCGCGGGTTCCAGCTCAACACCTGCCAGCCCATCGCCGCGATCGTCCTGGAGAAGCTCAACTACCACATCGCCGTCCAGGGATTCGGCGTGCAGGACTGGCACTCGAAGTTCGGTGACGTGGACTACCGGGACAGCCTGACCGTGGAGCAGATCCGTGACATGCGGCTGCGCAACGGCTCGTGGACCCGGAACAGGTATGCCGCGGACATTGACGAGCCGCCGATCGAGGGCGGCGATGACGCGTTCATCGTGAACAGGCAGGAAATGGTCCTGTACCGCGACCTGTCGGCCATCTCTACCGCCCAGGTCGCGAACGCGGAGAACCCGCCGCCTCCCGTGATCCCCGGCAGCGCCCCGCCCGGTGATCCCGCGGACCAGGATGACGACGAGGCTGCCGAGACGCTTCAGGCTGCCTATCACGCCCGGTTCCGCGAGGCGCTGGCCCGCTACCGGGAGATCACCGAGGAAGATGAGGTGGCATGACTGAGACTGCCACCTTCAGCACCAGCAGCCTGGACTGGGCACGCGGCGTTGAGTACGGCCTCCTGTTCGCCCGGATCAAGTACGGTGCCCGCGTCGCGACCTACCCGGTGCATTCCGATCTCGCGCAGTCAGCGCAGCGCCTGGCGGACCTGTACGGCTTCGGCTTCAGGTCCGATCCCCACGAGCACGGGGATCTCTGCGCCGAGTGCATCGGCCGCGACGACTGCAAGGACGGCCAGGGCTGGCTGGACATCACGTTCAGCCCGCGCCGGTCACCGAGGAGGCGTCGTGGCCGATCCGCAGCCGCCTCCTGAGCAGCCCTATCAGCTTCCCGGCACTCACCCGGCCTGGTCGCTGGCCACGCTTCCCGGCCAGCCGCTCACCGCCGCGGGAGCTGCCTGCTTCGTGCCGAAACTGATCTACTGAGGAGAGTTCAATGACGGCGACGGGCGCGGGATGCTCCGAGTGCGGCCAGCCGGTCACCAGCCACGCTGACCGGGCCGGGAACCTCACCTACGTTCACGCCGCGCCACCGGATGACGGTCACAAGGCGGAACTGGCACCGGTCACCGTCACCTACCGGCATGAGGGCACCTGGACGGACGTGTCCTGCCCCGAACTGGGCGGCCACCTCGGCACGGTGACGGACCAGGCCGCGGCCACGGCCCTGGCCTGGACGTGCCTGCGGCGCCTGCAGCCGCCCCGCAGCGTGCGCGAGCGGCATGAGGCCGCTGCCTGACGCCGCGCGGGCCTACGCCGCCGGCTGGGCGCTGTCCGGTGCCCGGCTCGGCGAGCGGTTCGACGCGGGCATCCTGGCCGCAGCCTCCGGCGATGACCATCTCGCCGAGGTCACCCTGAAACTCGGTGCTCTCACCGGCACGTGGGCTCAGGTCTACGACCGCCAGGACGCCCTGTATGACCGCGAGGCACGCAAGCTGACCCGCATCTGGCGAAAGCTCACCGCAGAGGCCGGAGCCGGCACGGCCGGGGGCATCGCGGTCGCGCGGATGGTCGCCGCGTTCCGCCGCCGGGCACTGATGACCGGTGACGGTCCCGCGCCAGCCGCGGACCATGAGAGCCCGGATGGCCGGGCTGAGCGCAGGCGGGAACTGAGGGCCATCGCGCTGGCTGCAGCCGCGGCGATGCTCGCCGGCCTGCCGGGCGCGGACCTGTACCCGGAGTTCCTGGCCGCGATCTCGGCCGCGCTGGCCGCCGGGGCGGGTGAGGGATTCGCCGCAGCGCTCGCACTGGCCGCCTCCGATGCGGGGCATGCGGGTTTCGACTGGGATGCCGCGCAGGAAGCCGGGCAGCAGGAGCCTGACCAGGGCGAGCAGATGCTCATCTCGCAGGCGCTCATCGCCGCGATGGCATCCGGGGTCGCCGCGGTCCTGGTAGCCGGGGCTGTCGCGGGAGTGACTGCGGCGGCCATGGCGAAGGCCGTGAAGGCTGCCCTGCATGAGGCCGCGAACCTGGCGGTCACCCTGACGCACGCGATCGGGTCGGCCATCTCCTCGGCGTGGCTGGCGGTCTACGACCGGGCCCGCGCGCCGCGGATCCTCTGGGTGACGGCCGGAGATGACAGGGTCTGCCCTGTCTGCGATGGATATGAGGCAGACAACCCTTATACGCCAGAGACATTCCCGCCCATGCCCGCTCACTTCAAATGCAGGTGCGCGCCCCATGCCGAGGGCGCGAATGTCATCGACCTCGATACCTACGCCCGTTTCCTGACCGACCGGAGGGCGGCCTGAATGGCGAACCTTTACCCCCGCGCCAGGCTCCTGTGGTCCCTGACGTCATCCGGGCTGGGCACCACGATCTCCGCGGACGGCGACTCGGGCGGATGGGCCGGCCCCGGGCCCGGAGCATCCCCCCCCGCCACCGACGAGGAGACGCCGGCAGACCTGCGCGACATCTGCGACGTCACCCTCATGATCAGCGTCGGCGACATCACTGACTCGCCCACGCTGGCCGTCACCCTCAACGTCTTCGATGACCTCGGAAACCTGTACACAACCGGCCTGGCCAGCGGCGACATCACCGAGGCCGGGGCCACGATGGTCTCCGCCGGCCTGCACGGCGGCTACGACGGCACATCGTCCTCCTACCTGGTATTGCCTATGTGGGGTCAGATCTCCTGGACCATCTCCGGCGGCACCGTCACCGGCACCGAGATCTCACTCCTCGGCCGCTGACGGCCTTTCCTCCCCCGTCCTGCCAGCCCACTGAAAGGGGCGCTCAGCCATGGCTTTCTCTCCCGTTTCCTACCAGGCCGCCGTTGACACCGCCGGGAACCCGGTCGAGCCGACCGGCACCGCGGCCATCGCGGCCGGCGCCAGCACGACCGTGCTGAAGACCGGGCCGGGCCGCCTGGCCCGCGTCACCGTCACCACCGCCGGGACCTCCACCGACAACGCCACCATCTACGACAACACCGCCGGGTCGGGCAAGATCATCGCGGTCATCCTGGGCGGCACGGCAGTCGGGACCTCGTTCCCCTTCGATGCCCCGGTGGCCACCGGCATCACCGTCGTGAACGTGGCCAGCGGGCCGGCCTTCACGGCCACCTTCAGCTGATGCCAGCACAGCCCGGACCTGAGCCGGAACTGCCCGCGGCGACGTCAGTGCCGGGCAGCCCCGAGCGGTTTGCCTCGATGCTGCTGCACGCGCTGAAGGATCCCGCGCTGGCCCGCGCCATCCACGCAGCAGTCCGGCGAGATGAGAACGAGCTCGCGAAGGCCAGCCCCGCCGGGCACCGGAACTGAGGGGCAGGAGGCGGCATGGCGAAGGTCATCGCGACCATCGGCGGCGTTGCCCTGGCGCCGGGCATCTCGAAGAACCGCCGCTGGTACCGGTCCGAGGTCATCGCGAAGGCGTATGCCCGCGCCCAGGAGCGGATCGGGGCCGGCGAGCCCCTCACGATGCTGTCGCACCACGAGGCCGGCGACGACTCCACCCGAATCGCCGCCTCCCTGACGGGCGTCAGCCTGGACGAGGAAGGCCGGCTCCGGTGGTCGGCGGGCATCGCGGACACCGATACCGGCCGCACCATCGCATCCCTCACCGACACCAGCGACGGCAGGCCGCCGCACCTGGAGAACGTGAGCATCCGCGGTCACTGGATCGGCACTGTCCGCAAGGTCAGGGGGCCGGACGGGCAGCCGGTCGAGACCGCGGATGACCTGGCGCTGGACGGCCTGGACTTCACCAAGTCGCCGGGCGTCGCGGGCGCGGCCATCGACACGTTCACCTGGTCTGACCGCGCGGGCCGCACCGAGACGACAGAGCGCGTCTACATCACCGAGAGCGTCCAGGAGGCGCGCGTGACGATCACCGAAGAGACCGGGCCTGCTGCCGCGCCCGTCATCAGCGAGGCAGTCCTGGAGGCATTCGGCGGCGGCCACGTCCTCGACAACGGGCTCTGCGTGACCTGCGAGGCAGCCGGCTCCACGGGCGGGACGGGGCACGCTGACCCCGGCTATCAGGACGACAAGAAGCCGCGGTACGACCTGACCACCAGGGCCAACGCCAAGGCGGCCTGGACATACATCGGCCAGAAGGACAACGCGGCCAGGTACACCGCGAACCAGCTCAAGCGCATCAAGGGCCGCATCAAGGCCGCGCTGTCCAGGTTCGGCGTCACGGTCGCCGCCGAGTCGGGGTGGCTGGTCGGCGAGCCCCTGGCCGTGTCCGAGGCGCTGGCCGAGTGGTGGCCCGGCCAGGACCCGCAGACGTCCGGGTCGTACTGCCTGTCGGCGTGCAACGGCCCCACGAGCCTCACGATCTCGTCGTGCTCCCTGGACCCCGAAGACCTCGACCCGGTCCTCCGCGCCGCCGCCGATGCCGCGTGCAAGGCCCTCGCGGCACTGGACCCGGACATGGACGGCGACATCGACGTCCCCGGCGCCGGCCACGCCGACACCGACCACGACATGGGCCGCGAGAGCGCCGATGACGACGAAGAGATGGACGAGGCCGCGAAGGCGGAGGGGCCGGTCACCGGGGTCACCAGCGCGGTGAAGAGCACCTTCCTGTCATCGGTGAAGCGCGACACCCCCGTTGACATCGCGGCGGGGATGCGGCGCCTGTCCCAGTGGGCCGCGTCCGGCCACTACCCGCAGGGGACGTCCTACGCCGACCTGAAGTGGTTCTACGACCAGTGCGCTAAAGAGCTGAAGTCCCGCGACCCGAAGTCGACGGCCGGCGGGAACTTCCCGGCGCAGAAGGCGAGCTGACCGTGAGCGACGACGTCACCGAGTGCAAGGCCCTGATGGCCGCCCTGAAGACTGCCCGCTCGCCGGAGGGCGACGGGAACGAGACTGCGGCCCCGGCCGCGGGAACCGAGGAGGAAGCCGTGAGCGACACCACCACGGAGGCCGCGGCTATGGCCCCGGCGTCCGTCACCCTGACCCAGGAGCAGTTCGACGCCCTGCTGGCCCGCACGGCACCTGCGGCCACGGAGGCTGCCCCGGCGGCCCCCGCGGCCACCGAGACCGCCGCCCCGGCTGCTGCCGTGGCGGAGACCGCGGACCAGCGCATGGCACGCCTCAGCGCCCTGGCCGATGCCAAGGTCGCCGAGGCCGCGCAGAAGGACGGCCTTCAGGTCACCGAGACCGACGAGCAGATCATGGAGCGCCTCATCGAGGAGCGCCTCGTCCCGCTGCGCCAGGCCGCCGCCGAGAAGACCGGCGCCGGCACAGCCCGCAAGGGACTGCTGGACAACATCGCCGAGCAGGCGCCCGGCACGACCAAGGTGCTCCAGGAGTGCAGCGGCGCCGACCTCTCCGCGCTGGCCGCCGCCGCGTACCCGGCTCCCGGGCGCCGGTAGCCACGCCGGGCGGCACCAGCCGTCCCCCTGATCCACCCTGACCGCCAGCGCCCCCGCGCTGGTGCCTCCCATGGCGGCAACGGCCGATCACCGAAACCCACCGTCACGGAAGGCCATACAGCCATGTCCGAAATCCGCGAGGCGCTGACCGCCGCCGGCGCAGCCCCGTTCGTCCCGAAGATCATCGACCCGCTGCTGGTCGAGTACCAGCGCCGGTTCGCCCCCTGGTGCCGGGCCATCCCCACCAAGAAGACGAACTCCACCACGTACTACTTCAACCAGCGCACCGTGAACGTCTCGGGCGGCGCTGTCCCGGACGGCGGCGCACGGCCCGTCAGCACCAGCACGTACGTGCAGCAGGGCGCGACCATGGGCCACGTCCAGGCGGTCGGCTCCGTCACCGGCTACGCCCAGGCCGTCACCCAGGAAGTCATCCAGAACCTGAGGGCCACTGAAATCAACGGGGCCATCAAGGGCTACTACTGGGACGTCGAGACCTTCATGGGCTGGGGCAACGCCGCCAGCACCACCTACAACCCCGGTGCCGCGCAGCCGCAGTTCGACGGCCTCGACACGCAGATCAGCACCTTCAGCGGCGGCGGGAACCAGAACGTCATCGACTACGCCGGCAAGTCGCTGTCCCTGGCGACCCTGGACGAGCTGATCGTCATGGTGTCGGGCAACGCCGCCGAGCCCGTCGCGGACTCCTCGTGGATGTTCGTGATGTCGGTGGCGGCCGAGGCGCGGATCGGGCAACTGCTGGTCAACCAGCAGCGCTACACCGACGTTGAGGTGGAGGCCGGCCTGATCGTCGGCTCCTACAAGCGCGTCCCGCTGGTGCCGTCCTCGTTCCTGTCCACGCTGGGCTACCAGGTCGGCACGGTGAGCGCCGGCACCGCGACCACGGGCGGCTCGCTTCCCGACTCCACCACGTACAAGTACCAGGTCAGCGCGATCATCGCCCGCCAGGGCGAGATCCTGCCGTCCCCCGAGGTCAGCCAGGCAACCGGGTCGGGCAGCGGCGCCAACACCATCACGCTGACCCTCACCCCGCCGGCCGGGCAGGACGGCCTCGGCCCGCAGCTGTACAAGGTGTGGCGCACGGCGGCGGGCGGCGCGGCGAACAGTGAGACGTTCCTCGGCTACGTGGACTCCACTGTCGGGCTGGCCAGCGACGGCGTGACGCCGGTCGTGACCAACCAGATCGTGGACACGGGCACCGCGCTGGTCCCGCAGCAGTCGAGCGGGTCGCTGGTGCCGGGCACGCTGCCGACGTCCTACTTCGGGACGAACGCAAGCATGCTGCCACCGGGCGCCGGCTCCGAGAACATCTATCTCATGAGCCGCGACCCCGGCAACATCGTGCGCCCGTTCGTGAGGGAGGCAGAAATGCTGGACGTCTACCCCACGACCAGCTCGCCCGACTCGCTGCCGTTCGCGATCATGGGTGATACGTGCCTGGCGGTTCGTACCCCTAAGTTCTGCGGGCGCGCTTATCGCGTCGGCGTCGCCGCCTGACCTGCACGTTTCCTAGTACCGGCCGTCCCGCCTGCGTCGTGAGTGCAGGCGGGACGGCCGTCACCCGGAAGGGGCGCTATGCGCATCGCCAAGGAAACCGGCGGCTGCACCATCAGCTACGCCGGCAAGGACTACACCTGGAAGACGGACGGCGCCGCGATCCAGGTACCCCGCGAGCTGGGCCGGGAACTTCTGTCCATCCGGGGTGCCGGCTACTCCGAGCCGGAGGACCCCGCGCCGTCCCAGCCCGCGAGGCCCCCCGCCGTGACCGAGCCGGAACCTGCGGAGGAGAAGGCCGTCACCGAGCCCGCGCCGGCGGCTAAGGCCCCGGTGACCGAGGCCCCCGCTAAGAGCGCCCCCGCCAAGTAACCGCGCGTTACCCGCTCACGCCAGACCTGCAGGGGGTGCCGTGGCGGATCCGGTCGTCCCCCTGTGCTCCGTCGAGGACTTCGAGGCCAGCGCCTACAACGACCTGGTGCGCCAGTTCGAGGGCGCCGAGATCTCCGAGATCCTCGCCGACGCGACCCGGCTGTGCGAGGAAGCCTGCTCCCGGCGCCTGGCGCCGTTCACGATCACCGAGACGGTCCGGGCCACGGGCATCGACCCGGACGAGTACGCGGAGGGCGCCAGCATCCCGCTGGACATCCAGGGAACCCTCGGCATGTCCTACGCGGCGGCCCTGGGCGGCATGTCGCTGGTCCGGAAGTTCTGGCTGCACGAGTACCCGTGCCGCTACCCCGACATGTGGGCGTACAGCAACGTGTCGGTCACGATCATCCGGTCCTACGGCGGCACTCAGCAGCTGTCGCCGGGGCAGATCCTGGACGGTCCTGACGACACCGGGCAGATCCGGGTGACCCTCGGCACGTTCCTGCCGATCGGGTCCAGCATCCGGGTGACCTACTCGGGCGGCTACACGGTAGCGGTCCCGTCATCCCTGGTACGGGCGTGCAAGATGATGGCCGCCCACCTGGTGGTCCGCGAGCTTGACCCGGAGTCCACCGCGCACGACCCGGACCAGCTCCGCGCCGACGCCCTGGAGATCCTCGGCCAGTGGGCCCGGGCGTGACCGCCAAGGTCAAGTCCGGCCCGCAGCCTCACTCGCACACCACGGTCACGAACCACGGGAAGACCCGGACGACGGTGACCCGGATCGGCCACGAGACGATCAAGTCGGTCACCACGAAAGCCGGCAACAAGCGGATCACCACCCGGACGGTCACCCGGCACGGGAAGGTGATCAGCCACTCCCGGTCGGTGTCCCAGGTCCGCAGGCATACCGCGGCGAAGCACAAGGCGAAGAAGCGCGGCGCTATCGCCCCGGTCGCCGGGGGCTTCTGGATCACCGGCTGCAACGACTGGCTGGCCACGTGCGCGGCGACCGCCGCGGCTAACTCGCTGCTGCTGGCAACGGGACAGCGGGTGGAGGAGTGGCAGGTCCGCGCCCTCACCGGGCAGCAGTCCATCCCGGACGTCCTGGCTGCGATCGGCGTGCCGTTCCGCGAGGCTGAGAGCTTCGAGGACGGCGTGATCCTCGGCGTGACCGGCCAGCATGCCGTGACCGTCCATGACGGCGCAGCCGTGTCCTGGGGCGCGGAGACCGGCCTGTGCGGCCTGGTGATCGAGGAAGCCTGGGAGCCGCTCTGGGAGGCGATCCCGTGAGCACTGCAACGGTCGAGAGCCGCGAGGCTGCCTGGCTGTCGCAGACGGGTGATTCACTGCCCTCCCTGCTGGCGGCTAACGGCGGACCGTTCGAGCTCATCGATGCGTTCGACCCGGTCGCCGCACGGCCGAAGATGAAGAACACTCTGTACGTGATGGCCCTGCACGCCAGCGACCAGCGCGTCAGCAATCAGAGGATTCGTCCTCAGTACGAGATCACGCTGGACATCAACTGGCCCGCCCGCAAGCCCGGCACGCCGCTAGCTGAGACGGCGATGCAGGACATGAAGAACGCCGTGGACCTGGTCCTCCAGCGGGTGCGGGGGCCAGTCGGCGACAAGACGCACGGCGGGCGGTTCCTGTCCGTCGCGGAAGTCCCGGCGATGGCAAGCGTGGCCTACTCGGATCCGTCTGTGACGATCTCTGCCGGCAGCTACGTCGGCTGTGTGGTTAGTTACAGGGCCGACGACTTCGAGCTCAGCGGCTAGCCAGCGGAGGGCACCGTGACCGTGCTGTCCCGCATGGCAAAGCTCGGCATAGCCGCCGAGCCCTCGATGGCCGACTACCAGCCGCCGGCCTTCACGGTCATCTACACGCGCCCCGCCACCTACAAGCAGGTCATCGCCCCCCTGCGGGACACGGCACTGCGCGGCGAGGGCACCTGGCTGGAGGACGCCCAGCAGGGCCCCTGGCACACCGAGTGGCAGGTGCCGAGCGACGGCTACCCGGACCTGGCGGGCTGGTACCTGCGGGCCATCATCGGTGCCGACACCTGCACGCCGGGCGTGACCACGGCGCTCACCGCGCCCGCAGCAGCCGGAGCGCAGTCGCTGACTCTCGCCGCAGCGCCTCCCGCAGGCTCGGTCCTGATGACCGGCACCGGGGACACGCTGGAGTACGCCCAGGCCGGGACGCCATCCGGGTCCGGCCCGTACCAGGTGCCGCTGTCCTCGCCGCTGCTCTGGCATCACCTGACGGCCGAGCCCGCGGTCTCGCAGGCCACGCACGTGTTCACGCAGGAGATGTGCGCCGGCTTCCCGTCCTACTCCCTGACGATGGACGACGGCACCGGCACGCTCGGCTGGCCCGGCTGCGTCCTGTCCGCCCTGAAGGTCTCCGTCAGCCCGGCTGGCTACGTGAAGCTCCGGGCGTCCTGGTCCGGCTTCCCCGCCGCCCCGGCGAGCACCTTCACCTACGCCGCCTCGGCCATGCAGCCGATGGCCGGGTGGGACTGGGCCATCGAGCAGGCATCCGACGCGCTGCCCGTCTACTACCCGCGCGTAACCGGCCCGGTCGTCCGCCCGCTGACCTACGGCGACAGCACGCACACCACATCGACGCGGGGCCAGCGGCTGGACCTGACGCTCTCACGGGACACCGCCGTGCAGAACTGCGTGAATGGCCAGAACGCGCCATACGTCATCTCTACCGGGCCGATGAAGGCCGACGCGGACTACACGGCGATCTTCGAGGACCAGTCCGACATGGGCCTCTTCCTGGACTACGACCAGGACCCCGTGACCCACGTCATCTCCCAGCCGGTGCTGCTCGGCGGGTGCTCGCTGTCGGTGGAGCTGCCCCGCGCCGGGTGGCTGGAGGGCGAGGCCGATGACAGCGGAGACTACCTCGCGGCCAGGTTCAGGCTGAGCGGCATCGCCAGTCCGTCGCCCGGGCCAGCCGTCGCGGCGACGCTCGTCAACTATGTCCAGTCCGCATACGGTCCGTAGGCACTAACTGGAATCAGTCGTGTTAGCGACTCGCTCGCCCCAGTGTGCGGCCCAGCCGTCACGATGACGGTAGGCGGAAGCCAGCAGGCGCATCGTCTTGCATGGCCACGGGCATCCCTGCCAGAACTCCGGGGCCAGCCACCTTTCATCCAGGCACGTCTCGCACCGGGTCACGCCGTCCCAGTACGGCGGACGGCCGTGGAGCTCAGCCGGGTGCTCGGCCAGCAGGGCCAGCTTGGCCTCGCAGCCCGCGACCACGCCGCGCGGATCGCAAGCCCTGACCAGGTCCAGCCCGGCGCGAACCTCCGGGTCTTCGAACCGCTCGAAGGTGCGCACGACGCTGGGCGCCGGCCAGATGTCCTCGCCCGCGCGGCTACTGCCGGGACCGGCGACGTAGCGCGCGGCAACACGCTCAGCAAGCGCCATGTCGTCCGCGATCTGCGTCCGCAGCCACGCGACCGCCTCGCCCTCCCCGCTCATGGCTCCGCGGCCTAGCGCCGGGCCAGCCGCGACCCGGCGCGGACGGCATGAGGCCACCGGTCCCGCTCCACCCACTGCGGCCGGTCATCGTCCAGGTGAGGCGCGCGGTAAATCCGCAGCGACGGCCTGCGCTGCCGCCTGCCGATCCAGTCGATGACGGCGACGGCCAGGACCAGCGGGGCGACCAGCAGGACCACCTTCACGGCCAGCATTGCCGCGCCGAGCGCCAGGACCCCGAGCGCCGCAGTCGCGAAGAACCCGAGCGAGACGCCGGCATGGCCTCTCCGGACGTAAGTCCGCACTTCTCTCATCTCCCCGTGCGCGAATTCCCGCGCGTCATTCATTGTCCCACGTCAGGAGCCCGGAGGCATCATGCCTGAGTTCGTTTACGCCGGCCAGCTTCCCCGCTCCTACACCGAGCTGCGGGACGAGACGGGCGAGATCGTCGGCACTGTCGAGCACGGCGCCAGGCGGGACCTGGCGGAGGCCCCCCCGGACGGCCTGTGGCTGGACGGGGACGCGAAGATCGCGCCCGCCTGGGAGGGCGTGAGCGCGGACATGTACCGGCTGCCTGAGAGCCGTGAGGGCGACGGCGAGCAGGACGAGGCCAGCGAGTCGCCAGCGCCGCCAGCCCCGCCGGCCGGGCGCGTGACCTCGGCGAGGGCGTCGCTTGCCGGGGCCGCCAGCGGCAGCCAGCCAGATACCAGCACCCCGGCCGGCGACGGTCAGAAGGACGAGGGCTGATCCGTGTCCGTTTCGATCCCGAACGTGATCTACCCGGAGGCCGGGCGGGTCCTCAATGTCGCCCGCGAGTCCGGCGGGTTCGGCGTCCTGCCGACCACCGGGTACGTGTCCGTGCCGGTGACCTCGTTCGACCCGGTGCCGAAGGTCAACCCGATCCCGGACACCGCCGAGCGGGGTGCCTACGCCACGCCGTACGACTACCAGATGGGGGCAAGCTGGACAGAGCACACCATCGGGGAATCGCCGGTATACGGCGACACCATCGGGCTGTTCCTGATGGCCCTGTTCGGTGACCTGACCAGCACCGGCACTGCGGGCACGCCGACGAGCACGCTGAGCGCCGACGTCGCTGCGGGGGTGTCGGCGCTGCCGGTGGCCTCGGGCGGGGCGAGTTTCACCGCCGGGACCTTCATCCAGATCGGCACCACGACGACCGCGGAAACCGTGACGGTCGGGGCTGGCTCGACCAGCACGAGCATCGTGACGGCGGCGCCGATCCGGTTCGCGCATGCGTCGGCCGTGGCCATTACGACCGTAGTCGCACCGTTTACGCACGTATTTTCCACCCTAAACCCGGCATCTAGTACAGGGAACGTCTCCGGCCAGCCCGCCAGCCTCGCGCTGCAGGACCGCAACCAGGTCGCGGGCAGCTCGGGCTTCTATGCCGACGTGTTCCCGTACACGTGCCTTTCCGAGCTGGAGTTCTCGGGGAACCCGATGGGGTATCTCAGCTGGACCGGCAAGGGGATGTCGCAGCCGCAGATCGCAGCGACCGGGGCGGTGGTGCCGTCGTTCGGCGGCGTCCGCGGCATGCCGGCGTGGCGGGGCACGTCCACCGTGGCATCCAGCGTGGTCAACGACATCGCCTCGTGGAAGATGACGTTCACCCGGCCGATGGAAGCGATCACGACCGTGGACGGCCAGCAGAGTTTGTACGTTTTTTCCAGGGGCCCGCTGGGTGGCACCTTCGAGATCTCCTACAGTCCCGCGCTGGACGAGTCGGCCCTGAACTACCTGCTCGCGAATACTCAGCCGTCCCTTACGTGGACGACCGCGAACGGGCTGACTGGCGCCTCACAGGTGAGCTTCTCGATTAGCGCCCTTTTTGGCGCGGTGACTGAGGCGCCCCTTAAGGTCGTAAAGGGCCTTTATTCGTACGATTTGTCCGGGACTCTGGTGGCCTCGCAATCGTCAGTGGGAAACTCCGGCGGCTGGGGCGTGGCGCAGGTGACCCTCATCAACGCGGTCGGAGCCTACTGAAGCACGTGCAGCGCCCCGGTCAGAACAGCGCGTCCTGCGCCTCTGCGGGCACCGTCGGCCGCTGCCTTCTTGACTCAAGACGGAGTACCTGCGCCTGAAGTTCCTGGATCTTGGCCGTCAGGTCCGAGACCTTCCTGCGGTTGTCGCCCTGCTGGCGGGGTGTCGCCCACTGGACGTTCCCGGGCTCGTAGTTGCCGTCGTTGTCGATCCGGTCAAGAGACGTCCCCGGCGGCTTCGGGCCGACGTCGGCAACAAAGTTGTACAGACCCTCAGGCGATCCCTGCCAGCGCTCGCACACCGTGATGCCCCGGCCGCCGTAGTGGAGCCAGGAAGCGTTGCGCGGGTTAGTGGTGCGCTCGATCATGGCGTACCACGCCTTGTACACCGGGTCATCGCTCATCCCGTGAACCGTCCGCAGTTCCCGCCGCAGGCATCCACACGACCGAACCTGCGCAGTGCGCAGGTTGATAGCCTTGACGTCCTTCAGCGTGCCGCACGCACAGCGGCAATTCGCACGGTCGGTGGAGTACGCGACGTCCTCCAGGACCGTCAGGCGCTCGTAGACCTCGCCGGCTTTCATGTAGACGCGGCCTGCGGCTCCCATGCGACCCCTCCCGGCACCGCACGACTTGCTCGCCCCGTAGACGAGCGACGACACGGCCACGAGACGCTCTGTGCCGCACTTACAGCGACAGAGAATCCGGCCCCTGGTCGTCGCGGAAGCCTCTAACGTGGTCCACTCGCTGAAGGTGTCGCCGACGGCGATCCCTGCAGCACTTCTGCGGGGGGCTGCCTCCCCCGGGTCGCCGTCCTTGCGTTCTCGGGCCTTGTGCATGACGCACATCGCCCCGCGCGGGGGCTGCGGGCAGCCCTCCACGCTGCAGCGCTTCGGCTCGCGCGGAACCTGTGGATGCTTCAGAGCCCGGAAGGCCCTGGTGCGCGCCCGGCGGCACTCGTCCGTCTTGCGGCAGATGCCGACCTTGTTGCTGCGGATAAGGCGCTCACCGCAGACCGAGCAGTACCGGTCCGCTACGGGCAGCGCAAACATAAGATCGTTCATGTCGCGTCCTACTCACGTTAGGTGCGGCAGCCCCGTCGTCTGCGACCGACCAAGTAGCAGCGGCGGGGCCTTTACGTAGAACAGTCTATCGAATCGGCGGCCTAAAGGCCGGGACTGTCACCACCAGTACCGCCACCACGGCCACTTTCCGGCAGGCGTCGCATCAGCCCGGGGCGCCGGGTCGCGCAGGGCCATGGCCAGGGCGATCACCCAGCCGATGACCGTCCAGCCCAGCAGCACGTTGACCACGATGATCATTCCCTGGTCCGGGACGCCGCGCTCCCTGGCGACGAACGCCGGGATGAAGTAGAACACCGCGATCACGGCGCCGCCGATCAGCAGCGCGGCCCAGTCCGGTAAATGGCTCCCCGTCATGGACCGGAACCTACAGCCACGACTAGCACTACGGAGGCACTATGAAGCTTGAAGGCCCGGATGGTTCGTGGCAGGTCGAGATGAGGGGCCCGTCCCAGCTGACAGGAGCCGACTTCCGGGCGCTCCAGGACATCGATGACCGGGTGAACGGCCTCGACAAGGGCCTGTGGTTCGGCGACGACGGCGACGAGTGGGAGCTGTCCCCGGACGGCGTGTCGATGGTGAAACGCCCGGGGCGCCGGAAGGTGTCCCGCCAGATCCTCAATGAGGGCCGCGACGTCATGCTGGCCCGCCTGATCAGCAGCTGGTCGTTCGACTCGCTGCCGATGCCCTACCAGCCCGGCTACCTGGACTCCGACGCGCTGCCGCTGGACGCGATCGAGGCCATCGAGAAGGTCCGCTCCGACGTACTGGACCGCCTGCGGAACGGCGCCCCAAAAGAGATGCCGGAGACTACCGGGGACTCCTCGACTACCTCGAAGGACGACTCGACCGTCCCCCTGCCGGACTCAGCTACGACGACTGCCGTACCTGCATCTGGATCAGCCGCCACGGCCGCCTGACCCTCCCGGAGATCAATGGCGAGGGGATGCCGCTCAGCGTGTGGCTGTGGCTGGATGCCGTGGACTCCGTGCTCCGGGACATCGACCTGAAGAGGCGCGGACCGCTGGCGTTCTAGGGGGTTCCGGTGGGGGGTCTCGCGGAGCTGGCTGCGGCACTGCGCCGCGCGGACCGGGAGCTTGAGACGCACGCCGCGATCGACTGCGCGCACGAGGCAGGGCAGGCGTACCTGGTGCAGCTCCGCCTGGAGACTCCCGTCCTGACCGGGGAACTGCGGGCGTCGGAGCGGGTGGACTCGGTCCGGGGCGGCGGCACGTCCGCGGTGGCGACGATCGGCGCGCACACGATCTACGCGGCGTTCCGGGAGACCGGCGGAACCATCACCAGCCACGGCTCGTGGCCGCTGCGCAACGCGGGCACGGGCCAGGTGTTCGGCCACTCGGTGACGCAGGCGGGGAGTCACTACTTCGAGCATGCGACCGCGCGGGCGGGGCCTGCCATCCAGGAAGCCTGCGAGAAGGTCATCACCAAGATCCTGCGAGACGCGGGCCTCTAGCCAGGCGGGGGTGATCCCCCGTGGCTGACGGCGAGTTCACCGAGGACGTAGAGATCCATGTCAGGCCCTCGGGCATGGCGGAGACGGCCGATGAGCTTGAGGCGCTTGACGAGAAGCTTCACGGCGTAGCGGCGGCCGGGGAAGAGGCCGGGGCCGGCATTGCCGCTGGCATGGCTGAGGCTGCCGCAGCCGAGGAAGAAGCTGCGGCCGAGGCCGGGCACCTGCGGGACAACCTGGTCGAGGCCGGGGCTGCGGCTGATGAGTCGTCGGCGTCCATGGCGGGGCTCGCTGCTGCCCAGGATGCCGCGAGTGCCGCGAGCAAGCGCCTGCGAGATGAGCAGGGCGCCCTGTCAGCCGGCATGCGGAACCTCCGCCCGGGATCGCTTGAGGACACGCTCAGCAAGCTCCGCAGCGAGCTAGGCGGCGCCGGCCTGGGCGAGGCGTTCACGGCCCGGAAGACCGGTCTGGGCAACTTCCGTGTCTCCCCGGAGGACATCCCCGGGGGGATGCCGGGCGCCGGGAATAAGCCCGGCTCCGGCAATGAGTTCGCGGAGCGGTTCAAGGCCCTTGAGCAGGAGATGGGCACCTACCGCTCGGCGGCCGAGAAGGCCGATGAGGAGAGCCGCCAGCTCGGGCAGGACATCCGCACTGCCGGGCTGAGCGGTGCCGGGGCATGGTCGGGTGCTCGCGGGGAGATCGAGCAGGCCGGCGAGGCCGTCCGCAAGGCCAACGCCGCGCTCGCCGAGGCTTCCCCGGTCATCACCAAGGCGGGCGCGTCCCTGGATGCTGCCGCCTACCACGCGGACGGCGTGGCGCAGGCCACGGAACGCTGGCACAGCGCCCTGTCCGCGGTCGGGTCCGGCGGCGGGGTGCAGGACGCCATCTCTGCGTCCGAGGATCTTGACCACGCGTTCTCCGGCTTCCGGTCCGCCGGCGATGACGCCCTTGCCGACCTGACGGAGATCCGCAACGCCGCAGCGGAGGCCGGGCAGGGGCTGGGTGCCGCCGGGCAGGCAGCCGGCTCGCTGACCGGGATCTTCTCCGGGCTGGGCGACGCTATGGGGACCGTTCAGCCGCTGATGATGCCGGCGGCGTGGGGTGCCCTCGGGTCGGCGATCGCCGGGGTCGTGCCCGCCGCCCTGTCACTCGGCGCCGGGTTCGGCTCGTTCGCCGCCCTCGCCGCGCCCGCGTTCATGCAGGTGAAGAACGGCTACTCGGAAATCTCGTATGCCCGCACCGCGTACCTCCAGGCCAAGGGCGTAGAGGCCCGTGACCCCACGAAGTCCAACCTGGAGGCCGAGCAGCGCGACCTCGCGGCGCTGAAGACCGCCTACGCCCAGGTCCCGGCCGATGTGCGGCCGGCGGTGAAGTCCATCCAGGATCTGAAGACGGCGTTCACCCAGGTCGGGAAGACCTCCGGCATTCAGGGCGATGCCCTCAAGGATCTTCCTAAGGCCATCAATGACATCAAGGGCCTTTTCCCCGCGATGTCGAAGCTGGGCCAGTCTGCCGCACCCGAGATTTCCAAGATGCTGAGCGGGTTCGGGAAGTTTGAGAAGAGCAAGGGCTTCACGTCCTTCATCTCCGATCTGTCGAAGGGCATAGGGCCGGCGCTTTCCTCCCTGAAGTCCGTTGGCAATGCCATCGGCGGCCTGCTGTCCGACCTGGCCAGCCCGAAGTTCGCCAAGACCGGCGACAGTTTCATCTCCTCCATAGGCGCGGCCCTGAAGGGCATCACGCCCGCCGCGATGTCCGCCGTGACCGGCGGCCTGCACGCCATGACGGGCGCCCTCAACGAAATCGGGTCACACGGGAAAGACCTGACGTCCGCCGTCAATAACTTCAAGCAGCTGGAGAAGCTGAACTTCTCCAACCTGAAAAGCGGCGGCTCGGCGCTGAACACCCTCGTCGGCCCGTACCTGAAGCTGCTGAACAACCTCCCGAAGATCCCGCAGGGCGGCAAGGGCGGCACCAACCCGATCGTGGCGGGCATCGAGAACGCCGCCGCGCAATTCGGTCTCGGGCCTGACAGCCCGGTCATGAAGGTCATCAACGCGATCAACAAGACCCACCAGGCGCAGGTTAAGCAGAAGGTTCACGTAAAGACCCAGGTCACCCGTGACCCGATCCCGACGAACGTGCTGTTCCCCAAGGCCGGCCTGCCGACCCTGAACCTCAAGCAGAAGGCCAACGTCAAGCTGCAGGTTAAGGACGTCGGCTTTGACAAGCTGTTCGGCGGCCGGGACCTGAGCAAGGGCGTCGCGCTCCCGCCGACCACCATCAAGGTCAACAGCAGCGGCGCTACCCAGGCCAAGTCCCAGCTCAACCAGGTCAACGACGCGCAGAAGAAGGTCTCCAGCACCAAGAGCAACGTCCAGGTCCACTTCACCGGCCTGGCCGCCGCCCGGGGGCAGCTGGACACCCTGCGGTCGAAGCTGACGCAGAACTGGCCGTCCCCGCACATCAAGGTGAGCCTGACTGGCGCGCAGCAGGCGACCTCGCAGCTGAGCCAGCTCGGGACGGCCGCGAACCGGATGGCCTCCGCCGTCAACGCCGGGGCCACCCGGGCATCGTCGGCCGTGACCGGCATGGCCAGCCAGATGCGCGGCGCCATCGCGCCGCTGCCGGGCGAGTTCCGGGCCATCGGCACGGCAGCCGGGCAGGGCATGGCCGCTGGCATCGAAGCCGGGATCCCCGCTGCCGTAGCCGCAGCGCACTCGATGGCCGCCCAGGTCGAGGCCGCAGCGAAGGTGTCCCTCCAGACCCACTCGCCGTCGAAGAAGTTCCAGAAGATCGGCCACGACACGATCCTCGGGTTCATCCTCGGCCTGGAGGGCGGCAAGTCCGCGGTAGATGCCGCGATGAAGGCAGTCCTGGACGGCCCGTCTAAGAACAGCACCATCAGCAAGACCGTCGCGAAGCTCCAGGCTGACATCAACGACGCCTTCGCCCACCAGAAGATCACCGCCTACCAGAAGTTCACGCTGACGCAGCGGCTGGCCGACGACAACAGCCGGCTGCAGAACCTGGTGCAGCAGCGGAAGAAGCTGGTCAGCGAGATCGCGGCCGCCGAGGCCCTGGCGAAGTCCGTCACGCAGGGCGCCATCTCGGGCGCCTCGATCATCGGCATCGCGGGCAGCACGCAGGCCGGACTCCAGCAGGCCGACCAGGCCCAGGGGGCGGCCGGGACCAGCGAGAACCCGTACCAGTCCATTCAGCAGGGCATGCGGTCCCAGCTCGCCCAGATTAAGCAGTTCAAGGCCGACATCGCGAAGCTGAAGAAAGAGGGCCTGGACAAGACCTCGATCAAGCAGCTCCTCCAGGCTGGCGTTTCCGGCGGCCTGCCGGTTGCCCAGCAGATCCTGGCCGGCGGCGCCGGCGGCGTGAAGCAGATCTCGCAGCTGCAGAACGAGATCAACAAGGCCAGCAAGCAGCTAGGCATCACCGGGGCGAACGCGGCCTACGAGAACGCGTCACAAATCGGCAAGGGGCTGGCCCAGGGCCTGAAGGACTCCCTCAAGGGCATCGACAAGGCCATTGACCAGATCGCCCGCAGCCTGGTCACCAGCCTCATGACCGCCCTCGGGGCCAGCAGCAAGGCCATCAGGGAAGCGCTCAAGAAGCTCGACTCCGAGCTCGGCCTCGGCGGCGGCTCCGGAGGCGGCGGCGGGGCGGGCGGTCACAAGGTCACGCCGCCCCACCAGATCCTTCGGCCAGGGCCGATCGTGCCAGTCCATCCCGTCTCCGGAGGCGGGGGCGGAGGCGGGGGCGAGGTCATGCAGCCCGTCAACCTCACTGTCGTCCTGAACAAGGACGGGAAAGAGGAGAGCCGGGTCACGCGCTCCCTCAATTACCGGCATGGCAAGCGAAACCCGGCGCTCTACCCCAACCTGCCCGGCCGCTGAACTTCACCCTCCCGCTGAACCCCTAGGAGTGCCATGTCCGTACCCGACGCTGCCCCGATGGTGCTCAGGGTTCTTTGCCCGGGGTGCAGGAGCGAGGCGCTCACCAGCAACTGCGCCGACCCGGATGGCGCGTTCGACGCTGACCCCGGCACCGACTGCCGGTGCTGCCCCGGCGACAGTCATCCCGGCCAGAGCCACGGCGAGGCCGCTCAGGCGTGCCCGCAGGGCCATGAGGACGCGGCGTGCGGCACCGGCCCGGACTGCCTGGTGCATACCCCTGCTGGCGAGGACTGCCCGGGCGGTCACTGCGGGCCGGGCGTGGACGGCTGCACCGTCTGCCGCCCGCTGATCATCTTCGCTGGCGCCCTGCTCGGCGGGGAGGCGGTCTGACGTGGCGATGTACTCAGCCGCCGACGCGAATGCGACGCTAGCTGCCAATCTGGGCATCGGGTCTGCTTACACGACGGTGACCGGCACGCACATCCGGCTCGGCACGACGGTCGGCACGGCCACGGTCGCCATGACCGAGCTGACCGGGTCGGGCTACATCACGGGCGGCTCGTCCATCTCGTGGAACGCCCCGTCCGGGCAGGCGACCAGCAACTCGGGCGCGGTGTCGTGGACGAACGGCGGGTCTACCTGGCCGATCGCGGGCCTGGAGATCTGGGACGTGGCAGGGACTCCGGTGCGGCACTATTTCGGCGCCTGGACAGGTCAGCCCATATCGGTGATCAACGGCAACGTGTTCCAGGCCTCGGCCGGGGCCGTCGCTCCGTCCCTGGTCTAGGTTTATCCGTCTTCGTCCGGTAATGGCCACGCCACGGCGGGGGTGAGACGTGGCCGTCTCTGTCGTTCAGACCGCCACGCCCGCCACTCCGGTCGGGACGACCGCGACCTGCACCTTCGCATCCCCGGTCACGGCCGGGAACACGATCTGCGCCTCGGTCTCCGTCCTCGACGGCGGCACGGCCGGGTTCACGGTCGCCTTCACCCTCGGCTCCAGCCCCGACAACTGGCTGCTGCACCGCAAGGCCACCCGGTCGGCCTCGGGCAGCAACATCTACACCGCGCAGTGGGCCGACTCCGGCTGCGCGGGAGGCGCGTCGGGCGTCACCGTCACCCTTTCCGGGGCGACGGGCGGTTTCGACACCAGCATCATCCTGGAAGCATGGGAAGTCGCCGGCCTGTCCAGCGCGGCCGAGGACGGGACGGGCGCCAGCAGCGGCAGCTCCACCGCCTACAGCACCGGGTCGTTCACGCCGAATTCCACGACCACCGCCGCTGATGAGTTCTGGTGGGGCTCGGTCACCTTCGGCTCGTCGCTGACAGCGTCGTTCCCGTCCGGCTGGACGAACACCGCCAAGCTCACCACGTCGCTCGGCCAGGCGATGGTCGCCGGCTACCAGGTCCGGACGACCACCGGCTCGCCGCTGTACTCCGGGACGCTGTCCGGGGCGGGCGGCCAGTGGGCCTGCTCCGGGGCGACACTGAAGGCCGGCTCCATCTCGGCCACGGCGACACTGGCCGGGCACGGCACCGAGTCCGCCGCCGGCGCCATCGGCGGCGCCAGTCCCCCGGCCGGCGAGGGGACGCTGACCGCCACTCCCTCGGGCGGCCTGCCGGACACCTGGACCGGCGCGGGTACGGGCACTCTCGGCGCGACCGCCACGGAGACCAGCGAGGGCACGGCATCCCTCGCGGGAGCCGGCACCCTGGCCGGCACGCCCGGCACCGCGCCCATCACCGTTGTCAACCAGTGGCAGGGCACTCTCGCGCAGAACCCTCAGTTCGGGCCGAGCCTTCCCGCCGCGCCGACATGCAACGTCCCGCTGACTCATGCTGCGTCGGTCGGCGGCGGGTCCGGTGTTCCCACGCCAGGCAACTGGCTGTTCGCCGCCGTGGGATGGCGGCAGGACCCCGGCATCCCCGGGATCACCATCGCCGTCCAGGACGACGGGCACCAGTGGAACCGCCCGAACCAGCCGTCCTCCGGGACGGGCCTCACCCGGTGCGTCCTGTGGTACCAGCCGAACATCGGCGCGGTCACCGGCTTCGCCCCGGCGATCGTCTACGTCGCGCCTTCCGGCTACGTCGCGTCGATGTCGGTGCTGGTGTTCGAGGTGACCGGCATCGGCACGTGGGATGACCAGGTGGCAGTCGGGGTGAACTACAGCGGCTCGGCGCTCTCGCTGAATCTCACGCTGACGCTCTAGGCGGAGGGGGGCGGCCGGTGCCGGTCTACTTCCCCGGCGTCCCCGGCCCGGTAGTCCGGCCGCTGTCGTGGCCGTCCTCGCCTGCCTCGGCGGAGAGCGGCACCGGCACGCTGGCCGCTGCGGGAGCGGTCCTCAGCGAGGGCACCGCGGCCCCGGCCGGCTCCGGGACTCTCGCCGCCGCGGCTACGACGGCGCCCGCGCTTACCTTCGCCGTGGCCATCGCCTGCGGCAGCAGCACCACGGCGGGCACGAAGGTCACCCCGTCCGGGTGGACCCCGCTGCACACCGTCAGCGCGTCGAACGGCGTGGATCACTCCGGGGACTGCGTCCTGGCCGCCGCGGTCACCACGACCTCATCGAGCACGACGATCAGCGCCACGGCGACCACGGCTGAGGCGATGTCCGGGCAGGTCGCCGGCTACCTGGTGAACGCCCCGGACCCGCGCCCGGCCGGGCTGAACCCGAACTGGCCCTACGTCCTGGTCGAGTGCGCCTTCGGGTCGGGTTACATGACCCCGCCGGACCAGATGACCTGGACGAACATCCAGTCGCAGGCGAACGGCAGGCGACTCCGGTCCGACAGTGAGACCACGGGCGCCGAGTACGAGCTCGCCGCGCTTGAGGCATCCGAGCTGACGCTGGTCCTGGACAACCCGGACGGCTGGCTCAGCCCGGGGAATCCGAGCTCGCCCTGGGCGCCATTCGTGGTTCCTGGCGTGCCCATCAGGATCCGCGCCATCCCGCCGGCTTCAACTGGCTGCAATGCCTGGACCGTCATCCAGCGGAACGTGGAGCGCTGGCCGCAGTCGTGGGATCCGAATAAGCGCGGCCTGACCAATGCCACCGGCACCGACATCTGGTCCGTGGTGGCGAAGACGCTGCCGACCGCCTACCGGGCCGAGGTGCTGGGCGAGCTGGCGCTGTACGCCGCCTGGTTCGGCGACGACCCGGCCACGGTCCCGCTCCCGGTGTCGCTGGTGAACGCGGCGCCGGGCAACGCGAGCCCGCTGCGGATCGTCACCAGCCCCGCCGGCCTGGCGTCCACGCTCACCACGCCGTTCACCGCGGCCTACTCGGCGGTGCAGGACTTCGCCGCGAACTCGGGCTGGATGTACGGCGACCCCGCGTCGTCGTCGTGGCAGCAGTCCGGCAACGGCTCGGGGACCACGGGCCGGTACCTGATGTGCCAGGACTCCGGCTTCCCGCCGCTGTCCGGCGGGGTGACCATCGAGCACTGGTTCAACCTGGCGTTCCTCGGCACCGGCTCGGGGTCGGGCACGGGCGCCGTCCAGGGCCCGTACACCCAGCCGCCGTCCACCACGCTGGTGCTGTGGGAGATCGCCTCCGCGACGGCACCCCTGGCCTCACTCCAGGTGAGCACGTCCGGGGCGCTGCAGCTGGTCACCTGGTCGGGCTCCACTCCGACGACGCACGCCATCTACTCCGGCTCCGACGTGCGGAACACCACCTGGACGGGCGTCACGGTCACGCTGACGCAGACCGGGTGGCAGGCGTGGGTCAACGGCGGGGTCGTGGCCTTCGCGTCCGGCAGCGCCAGCATGGGCTCGTCCTGGAGCTACTTCCTCGCCGGGGCGGGGACGGGGAACTCCGGCGGCGGCGCCTCCCCGGCGGGCATCCCGAACTGCGCGCACTCCTCGATCGCCGTCTACGGCAGCGTCCTTCCCGCACCGCGGGTCATGGCCCACTACATGGCCGCCTACGCCGGCTTCGGCCAGCTCCCCGCCCCGGCCCTCAGCGCTCAGTTCATCTCGCAGAGCAGCGCCTTCATCGGCGCCTACGCGCCGGACGGGAACATCTACACCGGGGCGTTCTTCGGCACGCCCATCAGCCTGGGCCTGTACCAGCCGTCCCTCGCCGCTGAGGCCGCTGGCACCGGAGGGGGTCTTACCTCAGGCCCCGCGGTCCCCGAGTCGGTGACCATCCAGCCGCCGGTCGCCGACCCGGCCACCGCGGTCTCCGGGTTCAACTGGCTGACCGCGTCCGGGCAGGCTGTCCCGCAGTACGCCTGGTACACCTCGCAGGGCGCGGGGAGCGAGAAGCTGGCCGCGACCACGCTCCAGAACTACCTGTACGTGAACAGCTACGCCTCCGGCGCCGCCATGCCCTCAGTGCCGTCCGCGCTCGGGGACACCGTCCAGCAGCGCATCGAGCGGCTGCTGGCGGCCGGGCTCGTCACGACCCCGGCCAGGGCGATCGACGCGGCCACGTCGCCCGTGGTCGCCGCGCTGGACACAGGCGGGCAGGCGTGCGGCTCGGCCGTGCAGAACATCGCGCAGAGTGACGGCGGTCTCCTGGCGGTGGACAATATGGGCTGCCTCTTCTTTTTCAGCAAGCCGCACCTGGCGTCCATGCCGGTGCTCTGGGTACTTGGCGAGGATGTCGCCTCGGGGATGATCCCCTACCTGCCCGATGCGGAATTTGACACCGATCCCCAGCAGTGCCGGAACGACATCCAGATCACGCAGGCATCCGTGGCTCCGGACGCTGCCGGCGGCGGTGGCGGGGAGTCATCGGGCAGCGGCGAGACGTCGGTCGGGCTGACCTTCGGTCCATCGGCGGCACTCCAGGCGGCGATGGTCGCGAGCCAGTTGCAGAACGGCCCGCAGGGATACTCAAGTACGAACTATCTCCAGTCAACCGCATCAATCCAGGCATTTTGCGACTGGCTAGGCGAGAACTACGGGTCGCCGCGCCAGCGCATCTCGAACATGACGGTGGATGCTGCGCCGATGACGCGCTCGGCCCCCCAGTCGTGGCTGATGATGCTGGGGGCGAATTGCGGCGATGTAATGCAAGCCTTCCGTAGTCCGCCTGGTCAGCCCTCTTTCAACGGTATCTACAGAATTAGCCAGATACGCCGGAAACTCTCGTTTGGCGAGGGCGGCCAGGTGACGGCGGCGATCACCGTGCTCGGCGACTACTGGACCGACGAGATGTGGACTTAAGCGCCCTCGCCGGGGTTTTTCGTACAACCACTCTAGCGGCTCGCTAGCGCCGTCAGCTCATCTCGCACACGGACATGGGGGGCGTTTTGAGCCAGTCGCGCTACTACGTTTCGACGGCGTCCGCCACTACGCTCCCCTCCGGCTGCGGGGCGTCGGACACGACACTCACCATCGCCGCCATGCCGGGCACCTGGCCCGCGCAGTACCCCTACGGACTGCTGGCGGACTGGGGTCTTTCCACCCAGGAGGTCATGCTCGTCACGGGGGCGCCGACCGGCGGCGGCCCGTTCGTCATCCCGGTCACGCGCGGGGCAGACGGGACCACCGCGCAGTCCCACGCCACAGGCGCCGAGGTCGTGCACGGGGTCAGCGGCGAGGACTTCAACCAGTGGTCAGCGTTCATCGACAGCCTGACCGGCACTGCGGCGTCCAGCTTCACGCAGCGGTCGAACAACCTCTCCGACCTCGCCAGCGCCGGGACTGCCAGGACGAACCTGGGGCTGGGCACGGCGGCCACCCAGGCATCCTCCGCGTTCGACGCTGCCGGGGCTGCCTCGGCGGCAGTGGCCACGGAGACCACCCGCGCCGAGGCCGCGGAGGCCCTGCTGGCGCCGCTAGCGTCCCCCGGCCTGACCGGAACACCAACCGCACCGACGAAGACGGCCCTGACGAGCTCCACGGCCCTCGCCACCACGGCCTACGCAGATGCAGCCGTGGGCGCGGAGACCACGCGGGCGCAGGCGGCCGAGGCGGCCAAAACCAACCTGCTCACCAAGACCGCCGTCAAGACCACCACGTACACCGCTGCCGCAGGCGACTACGTGGCGTGCGACTCGACCTCGGGCACGTTCACCGTCACGCTGCCGAACGCCCCGGCAGTCGCCACGGTGGTCGGGGTCAAGCTCGTCACCTCGGCGGCGTCCGTCAATGCCGTCACGGTGGCGTGCGCCGGGTCGGACGTGCTGAACAAGTCCGGTGGCTCGACCACTTACACGCTGAGCCTGCTCAGCCAGGGCGCCACCTTCCAGTACGGAAGCGGCGGCATCTGGCTTGTCCAGAACGATGACCTGCCGCTGGGGCAGATGGATGCCCGGTACGCGAACGTGTTCTCGCCGCTGGCGTTCGGCGCGGCGGGCAACGGCACCACCGACGACACGACCGCCCTGCAGAACTGCGCTGCCGCGGCAGCCGCAGCCAAGGGCGTCATGGACCTCGGCACCCGGACTTTCAAGACCACCTCGGCGATCACCGTCAGCAACGACCTCCACGTATGCGGATCCGGGCTAAATGGCGGCGTAATCACCAACGGCGCCTCCGATCTGTTCTCCGTGTCGGGAACAGTGACCAGTGTCAACTTCATCAGCTGCTCCCTGTTCGCGTCGGCCGGGCATGTCTTCAACTGCGCGAGCGGCGCGAACACCGGCTTCTGGAACATCCTGAACTGCAACCTGGGACAGGCGGGGGGCAGCTTCAGCATCTGGTACATGCCCAGTGGCAACTACATCGACATGCTCGTTGGTGATAACTGCTTCATGACGTGTGCTGCTACTGCCTCAGTGTCCCCCTGGTACATAGTCTCGACCGGCGGCAGCGCATGTAACAGCAACACCTGGCGGCGCATGCGGATGACTGCGAATCACGCCCAGGTTCCCTGGTTCCACATCGAGAATCAGAGTGGCGTATCTGTCGATAATCAGTTCTCCGGGATAACCGGTGAGGTGTGCGATGGCGGCCTCATTCAGCTGAGATCCTGCCTGGGCGCAACAATGGAGAACTTCTGCGCTTATGACACGACTGTTTTCACCGGGCACCTGTACGACATCGGAACTCACGTCGGCGCCGGCCAGTCGGGGAACATAACGATCCGCAATTCAGGCCGGCGCGGCGGAGCCCTCGGCTCCCCGGCGTGGGCCGCGACCACCTCCTACGCTGCGGGGGTCTACGTCCACCCCACAGTGTGGAACGGCCACGTCTACAAGTGCACCGTCGCCGGAACTTCAGGCGGCAGCGAGCCCACGTGGATCACCACCGGGCCGCCGAACACTCAGACGGACGGCGGCGTCACCTGGGAGGATCTCGGCAGCGGGTTCGCTCAGACCGTATATGACGTCAATACTGACGGCAACGTGACGGCGCTGATCCTGGAGAACGCCGGGCCGCAGAGCGGTAGCGCGTCGTATAACCTTCCCGCTCGCACGGGCGGCGCCGAGGCGACGACGACGATTCTCGGGCAATCCGGCGCGGTGGTCCCCGGCGTAGTGTCCACGATGAACGAGGTCGCTATCTCATCGGCGACCACCCTTGTCACGTCGGATCTGGGCAAGATGCACGCCTGCGCCCTGTCCTCGGCGGGGTACACATTCACGCTGCCTGCCCCCACGTTCTTCACTGGCCAGCAGATAGGCGTGCGGGTCACTCCGGCAAGCACCAAACTGCTGACGCTCGCCACCGCTGCGGGGAACATCGACGGCGCCTCGACCCGGATCATGTGGGCCGGGGAGTCGGCGATCCTGGAGTCGGACGGCACGAACTGGGTCAAGATCGCGGGCAAGACGCTGCCCATGCAGGGCGTCATGGTCGGCACCAGCACGAGCACCGCCACCGGCACGGTAACCAACGTCCCGCTCGGCGCCACCTACATTGACAACACCGGGCTGATGTGCGACCCGACGACGGGCAAGACGATTACCGTCCAGCGTCCCGCTACCTACTCCGTGCTGGGACGGATTGAGTGGAACACAATGCCGGCCGCCAGCAACCGCACCATCACGGTCTGCTACAAGAACGGCAGCGGCAGCACCGTGGTTGCCCAGGATGAGCGCACCGCCGGGAACGCAAGCTCGCCCTGCATCAGTGCCGTGGGCACCGTCACGTTCGCTGCTAGCGACACCTGCACGCTGAACGCCTTCCAGAACAGCGGCTCATCAGTCAGCACCGTGGGGGGCTCCACCCCGTTCGGCGCCGGAACGATCATGTCGCTGACTGAGATCCCCGCCTGGTAGCCCAGCCGAATGTGAACAGCAGGACCGCGAGGACCACTACCGCTGACCCCGTGCCGCCCGAGTTGACCGTGGCGGCGACCAGCCAGGGCAGCATCACAGCGGCCATGACGGGGTAGCGCCGCATCCGCCACGCCGCCGTCACCATCAGGACCGCGAGCACGGCAACGCCGGCCTCGCCGAAGTCGAACAGGACGCTGACCCACACCGCGTTCGGCTCCAGCGCCGTCGTCCCGCCGCCGCCGGGGTACATGGCCCTGAAGTACGTGGTGTCAGCGGACGGCCCGGCGCCGAGGCGCATCCGGCCGCTGTCCCTGGTGATGCTGATGATCTCGCTCGTCCCGGTGAGCCGGGTGTTCGTCCCCTCAATCCCCCCTGTCTCGGCGGACTGGATGCCCGACACGAGCCGGCCGGCGGCGATCCGGGCGGGGCTGCCGCTGGCCATCAGCGCCTGCGCGTCCGCGTGCTGCACCAGGACGACCCCGGCGGGGATGACGACCACCAGGGCCGCGAGCAGCAGCGCGCGGTACCACCACGACGTCACCAGCGCCGCGTAAAGCGGCAGGGTCACCGCCAGCACCAGGATGCATACCGGGGAGTCCGCCAGCACCACGCCGGCCACCGCAAGCGCCAGCCACGCCCGCGCCCGGCGGCGCAGGCCCAGCAGGGCAACCATCGCCAGGACCGGCGCCCACGCGGACGGCTCGCCCAGCGTCCCGTACATCCGCAGCGCCCCGTGCGCGTCGTTCACCAGGACCAGGTGCCCGGTCAGGCGGCTGAACGCGCACGTCACCACGCCTGCCGCCAGGGCCAGCGTCGCCGCCCTCCAGATGACCCGCTCCAGGATGCCGGCGTCGAAGAACAGCGCCGCGTAGACCGCCACGGCGATCACCGTCCCGGCCCACACCGCTGCCCCGCCGTCGTAGGACCGCGCGGTCCCGGCTAGCTCGGGCCAGGGACTGAATGCCAGGTAGGCGATCACGATCAGCGCCAGCACGGCAGTGACCGCGAAGACCCGCTCCACGGCACGCTCCGGCAGCGGGCCGCGCACCAGCATCACGAACGCCAGCACGGCGAGGCCGGTCACCTGGAGCTTCACGACGCCGGGCAGCACGCCCACGGTCAGCAGCGGCAGGACAAGCAGCCAGGTCGCGGCGGTTCGCATCCGCGAGTCCCGCGCCTCGGGTAACGCGGCCAGCCGGGGAACCTGCGGGACCATGACGCTCATCGCGCGATCCTAGCTGTCACCACCCGCTCACGCTCCGTAATCCCCGCACCCCGCAAGCCCCCCGGGGGCCACGACCAGGCCGCCAGCGGCAATCACCGAGGGGGCGACCGTTGCACTGGCTTCCCCTCCTGGCCTTGTCGGTCAGCCCGGTGCCCGCAATCGCGGAGGGCATCTCGCCAGCCAGCAATGCGGCCGGGGATGTTGTGACCTACCTGCTCGGATTTGGGCCGATCGGGATCGGGATCGTCCTCTACCAGCTCGGCCTCATCGTCCCGAAGCCGGTCCTGTCAGCAGTCAGGGCCGATGCGGAGAAGTGGCGGCAGGCATTCGAGGACGAGCGGGCAGCCCACGCGACGACACGGGAGTCCCTCGCCGTCGCCAATGACCGGGCGGAGGCCGCCGTCGAGGCGGCGCGGGTAACCACCAAGCTGCTGGAAGTGGTCGAGCAGCGGAGAGATTCCTGACATGCGCCTGCGCCGCAAGCACGCGAAGCTGCCGGACCCGGCCGGAGCGGCGGCAGAGGCGATCATCTCGCGCGAGCGTGCCGAGGCGGAGCTGGAGCGGCAGCGAGCCACCGCGCACGCCGAGCACGTCGATGTCGTGGCCCCGCTGCGCCGGATGCGCGAGCGCAACCACCTCGCCGAGATGTTCATCCGGACGATCCAGGAGGGGTACCGGCATTGACGCAGGCCCAGGTACTCCACGACGTCAGCGAATGGGTAATTCAGGCTGCCTTCTGGTGTTCCATCGCATTCCCGGTCTGGTACACGATCTGCGCTCCCTGGTGGCGCTACCCGGTCGGCCGGGCCATCGTCGCACTGGACTCGGCCATCGCGCTCGCCACGGGGCCTACGACCATCGGGCTGATCTTCGGGGCGTCGGTCGTAGCCAGCTCGTTCTTCTCCTGGCTGACCGTCTTCGCGTTCGGCTGCATCCCGGTCATCACCATCTACCGGGGCGTCGTCGTCTGGCAGGTCCAGCGCCGGGGCGGCAGCGATGGGGGCTGACCTCGCTACCGCATCGGTCATCGCCGCGTTCATCGCCCCGCTGCTGCTGATCTGCGTCTATACGGTCACAGCCCCCTGGTTCAGAACTCAGGTCGGCCGGACGCTGGTCACGACCAACGCGGCTATCTCCCTGGCCCTGCTGCCGCCGTTCGTCCACCGCGTCAGCGGAGGCCCGGCGGCTGTCAGCGCGGCGTTCACCGTTTTCCAGGCGGCCACCTGGGGATTCCTGGCGCTCGTGCTTGCCCGCATGTCGTGGGTCATCATCGCCACCCAGCAGCGCGGTCGGCGCGAGGCCCGGGACACCCTCAGCGCCGGGCAGGAGAGGCGCACTACCTGACCGCCCGACTTCCCGCTGACTACCGGAGGTAACCCATGTCCGCATTTCAGCTCGGCGTAGTCGTCCCGCTGTGCTTCATCGCCTTCTGCCACGCCGTCAACCTGCTGCGGGCACTCGTCGGGAAGGGCTAGCGCTTGCCGCTCTGGCTGCTGCACTTCCTCGGCATCGACAACGTCTCCGGCGCTGCCTATGCCTGGTGGAGCGGGGCCGGATCGGACATATCGGAACTCGCCGTGGTCGGCGCGATCCTCGGCCTCCTGCGCAAGCACAACTGCGCGGTGCGCCATTGCTGGCGGATCGGGCGGCATGTCGTGCCCGGCACTGATCATGCCTGCTGTGCGCGGCACGCGCCGGGCGGCGCTCCCACCCATGACGACGTGATCGCTGACCACCTGGCTGGCGTGACGGCTCACGATGCCGCTGAGTCTGTGCCAGCCGCTCCCGCGGACGCCGACCTGGGCCGGAAGCTCGACACGCTCCACGCCGATCTCAGCGACCTGAGTCACACGCTCCGGGCAGTCCTGCTCACCCAGCACGAGGGGAGGCAGCCATGACCGTTCTCGGGAAGCTCCTGGCAGACGCCCGATCCTGGCTCCAGGGCCACGGCGAGCACACGGAGGCAGCCGTGCAGATCACAGTGCCCGGCCGCTGCCACTTCGACGGCGAGGGCAAGCTCCGCGGCGACATCAAGATCAGCTACAACAAGCCGTTCCCGACAAAGAACGGCGATTACGGATCGGGCGCGATGGATGGCGTCCTGATGCACACGATGGTCGGGAACCTTCCGGGCACCGTCGCTGTCTTCAATGAGGACCGCGGCGCGGACTCAGCGAGCGCCACGTTCGGAATCGCACAGGACGGCAGCGTCGTCCAGTTCGGCCCGGTCGGCAAGGGCTGGTATGCGTGGCATGCCGTCGCGGCCAACCGAACGTACTACGGCATCGAGCACGCCGACAATGCGAACCCGGACAACCCGCTGACCGCTGAGCAGATCGCAGCGTCGGCGCAGATCGTGGAGGCGCTGTCCGCCTTCGCCGGCTTCCCGCTGCGGCTCGCCAACGCCCCGGGCGAGAAGGGCTATGGCACTCACTTCATGGGCGGCGCGGCCTACGGCGGGCACTCGTGCCCCGACCTGCCGCCGAAGCACGTCCGGTCGCAGCAGCGCGCCGCGATCCTCACCATTGCCGCAGCCATCAGGAAGGGACTCACCGTGATCACGGTCAAGGCAGACGGGAAGACCTCCCTCCACGCCCTCGCGGCTAAGCACGGGATGTCAGCCAGCCACCTGCTGCGGGTGACCGCCGTGGAGGACAAGAGCTTCCCCGACGACGTGGCCGCGTTCATCAACGACGTGTTCGCCGGGCGGACCTCCGCGACCGGGCCGGTTCCGGCAGGCTGCGAGTTCAAGGCACCGAAGTAGCCGCTCCGGAGAACGCCACCGGGCACACCGGGACTCCTGGCGTCATCGAGTGCGGGAACGGGTCGGCCCACTCGTGGCCGCATGAGCACGCCCACCTGAGCCAGGCGTAAGAGCCGCCGGTAGCGGTGACCTTGCTTCCCTGGTCAGCCACGAACACGTGGTGAGGCGGAAGCGCTAGCTCGGTCATGACGCCATCCTCCCAGCCGCAGTCCTGACCACGAGCCACGACCCGCAGTCCTCCACCGCCATCCCGGCCGCCTCCAGCAGGGCCGCGTAGCCGTCCAGGAACTGGCCGCGCACAGCTACCGCGCCGGGGACGCGGGATGCCAGTGGGCGCGCCAGTCGAGTATCCCGGCCTCTCCCAGGGCCTGCCGGACAGCGGATAGCAGGTCGGGGGACTCAGCGGCAGCGGCGGTCATCGGCGCCGGTTTCCGGGCCAGCCGCACGGCAGGTCACGGCCGGCCTCGTCATAGCCGTCGTCACCGGGCCGCAGTAGGTGGCCGTGCTGGCGCAGCAGCTGCTTATAGCGCTCCGGGTCGAAGTCCTCAGTTCCGCCGCCTGCCTCGCGCCAGAGCTGCGCCGGCGATGGTGCGGTCATGGCTGCGTTCCATCCTGCGGCGGGTCGGCCCACGCGATCGGCGCCCAGTGCGTGACGCGCAGGTCGTCGTAGCCGTCCTTGTCGCGGAACGTGAAGCCGTCGAAGTGGCCCACCGTCACAGGGATGCCGTAGTCGGCCGCCGGGGCAATCCACACAAGCTCACCGCGCGCCGGGGCGGTGCCAGCCTTGTCCGCGCTGTCGAACGGGCGCCATTTGACAGTGGTCATCGGGCCACCCCGCCCAGCCGCGATGTGTCCCTCCAGGCACTTCTCGTGCCAGACCACGATGCCCTCCGGTGATTCCCGCTCGCCCATGTAGAGCGCCTTGCCGTCGCACCCGGGGCAGTGCTCATAGTCGGCATAGCTCACGACGTCGCTCCTTCAGGCGCCCAGCGCGGGTCGTAGTCCGGGTGGTCCCTGTCGATGGCGGCGAGATGCCGGACGGTCGGGCAGGCGCCGGGCCATCCGCCGTCGTCCCTGTTCCAGTCACAGGTATGGCACTCGATGCTGCCGCGCCCGTCAGGCTGGTGGGGATGCCCGGCCAGGATCGCCCGCATGGCCGCTACCTCGCGCAGCTCCCGGTCGCAGTGCTCGATCATCGACGCCCGGTAGTGCGTCCGCTTGAGGGCGCCGTCCTTCGCGGCCTGCGCCGACCAGGCCTTGGCATCGAGTCGCGCGGTGATGAAATCCGTGATCGTCATGCGCTCGCCTCCTGCGTGGCGAGCCGGGCAACCTCGCGGACCGTCTCAGGCCCGGCGGCCAGCAGTTCCTCCGCGAGCTCCAGTCCGCCGCAGGTCGGCCCGGCCGTATCCAGCTTGCGAGCGGTGCCCTCATCGAGGCCCATCCTCCGCAGCCTGCGGATGGCGGAGTGCAGTCGCATGCCGTCCTGGAAGATCTGACCCGGCGTGATTGCCATGCATCCATTGTCCCGCACCTGGCCTGTCGTCGCTGGCGCGACACGAGAGTAGCACTACCTGTCAATTGCACGTCAAGCTGTCCTTTCGGTACCTCTGACCTGCGGTTCCGTCCGGAAATCCGGACTCTCAAAGGTGCTGATAGGCAGTCCGGATATCCGGACTATGAGTGACCTGCGGCGGAGTCCGGGAATCCGGACTGGCGGCCGAGCGCTTTCATCGCCTCGTAGTAGGTGGACTTCGGAATCCTGAGTTCGGCCTGCGCCTCGGCAGCCGAGAATCCGACCGCACTGAGCATGGCGACCTTGAGCGCGGTCGCGGACAGCTGGCATCGCGCCAGGCGCAGCGCACGCTCGCGGTCGATGACCGGGGCCGTCTTGCGTGCGGCCTTCGCCGGCCAGAAACAGTCCGGCATGAGCTTGACCAGCGCGGCCGTCAGATCGTCCTGGGACGCCTTGCACTTCTGGCAGTGCCGCAGGATGGACCGGCCCTTGGCGGTCAGCGTGAGCTTGCCCTGGCCACCGCAGCAGGGGCATGTGGCCGCCCACTCCCACGGGACATCGTGGCCGGCTACCCGGCGCGTCTTGGTCGGTCGCCCTCGTAGTTTCGGGGCGGCGTGCCTCAGCGCGCACTCGGTGCCGTCTTCACCGCAGCGCACGCTCTACGCGGGTGCAGGTGAACTGATACGGGAGGTTGCGCGCTGAACTCGCAGCGCTGCCTTTAGGCTTGGGGACAAGGCCGATCACCGGACTTTCGCGAGGCGGTGTGACGCTGAAGTCCTCCGGTTGCGGACCTCACATCCGCTTCCGGGGGCACCCCAAGCCTACCGAATCCCTGTGCGAAGAGTGGCCGCATCGTGGCCCGTTGTGACCCGTACCAGGCAGATCAGGCAGCCCGCGTCGATCGCGGAGAGCGCTGCGAGCGGCGCCACTTCTCTTCCATTGACGCCGCCTCCTGCTCCCGCTTGTTGCCGTCCCGGTTGCACCCCCGGCACCAGAGGACACGCTTGCCGCCACGCGGCCGGCCCATCTGACCCGTAATCGGATCGCGGACGGGATGCCAGCGCGAGTTCACGTGCTCGATGGTGGCGAAGTTATCGGGCAGCACCTCACCCGGCCCGGGCCTGTACCAGATGACCTCGATGCCGCAGTTCCCGCAGTGCGGATCCTGCGCCATCAGGTTGGCGCGGCGGTTCCGCAGAGACGACTTCCCCATCCGTCCATTCTCCCACGTCAGGAGTCCTGATGTCCGAAGTGAAGAAGGCAGGCCTGCGCGCCGAGATCTCCCGGCTCCGCGAGGAACTGGCCGCCGAGAAGGCCCGCAGCGAAACCCTCCGCGAGCACGCCCACTGCCACGGCTGCACCTGCGCTCACGCGGCGTGGGTCTACCCGTACGTGCCGACGTACCCGGCCAGTCCGACGCCGGTATGGACTTCACAGCCGTACACCGTCACCTGCGCCAGCGACACCACCGGCTTCAGCACGGCCACCCTGTCCGGCGTGACCACCACGAACGCGGCTCTCAGCTAGCCCGGAACAGCGAACCGGCCCGGTCCCCATCGCGGGGGCCGGGCCGGTTTCTTGCTGTCTGCGGCCAGCTACAGGACTGCGGCGGCAACCCGCTCGTGTCTTACGCTGCAGAGAGACGAGCGGTATCTGAGCTGACTCCTGCACTTCAGCCCCCGTCCCGGCCGCACCACAGACCAGGTGCAAATGCAGGTGCCGGGGACCAGGAGAGTCGGCATCTCCACGGTGCCGGCGGGTACCTGGCCGATGCCCTTGCGGAGGTCGAACACGCGGGCGGTGGTCACGACGCGCCGACCTGCTCGCGCGGACGCCCTGAGCGGCGCCCCTGCGCCCGGAAGTCCTTGCCCTTCAGCTTGAAGATCAGTCGCTCGCCCCGGTTGTCGTACAGCGGCTCCACGGTCCGCGCGACGATCCCCTCGGCCATGAACTCCGGGTCGAACTCCTGCGCCGCGCCCGAGGCAAAGCCGTCCCGCACGAGGGCCACGATCTCGGCCAGCGCCATCGGCTCGCCGCCGTTCAGCAGCGGCACGCGGGGGATGCCCAGCTTCTCCGCGGTCTCCGTGACCGCTCCATCGGACAGGTAGGTGCCATCGGCCACGGCCACGTCAAACAGCGTGAAGCCCTGGTCCGGGCGGTAACGTCCGCCACTCTGGATCTTCGCCCCGTAGCCCTCGCCGTAGAGCGTGAGAGCGTCCAGGTCGTGCTCGCGCATGATGGCCAGCACCTCCGGGGCCACGCGGCCGGCGAGGTCGCTGCAGTGCGCCAGGAGCTTCGGCGGGATCGACGCCTCATCGGTCTTGCCCGCCACGGTGTACGTCGTGCCGTCCTTGATGCGACTGAACCCGATCCGGATGTTCGTGCCGTCTACCTTCTCCGTCACCAGCCAGCCCGCGATGGTGCCGAACACCGGGCGGCGCAGCTTACTCACGTCCACCCGGAAGTCCTCGTCCCGGTCGAATAACGTCTCGATCTTGCTGTACGGCTTCACTGCCTCTCCCCTCTCAGCGGAACGGCCCGCGCCAGGTAGCCATGTGCTGCCCGGCGCGGGCCGATTTCTGCGTTCCTGCGGTCAGACGGACGGCCCGTCCTGGCCAGTCCACATCTGGCTGTTGGCGATGTAACCGCCAGTCAGCTTGTTCTCCGGCTCGCCGAACAGCTGGTTGACCGGCTTCTTGCTGCCCGCGTTGACGGTCAGCGAGATGGGATGCGAAAAGCCGGTGAAGCCAGCCGACACCAGCGGCGTGTACCAGTGGCCGCTGGTGAAGTGGGCGTTGGCCAGGTCGCCGATCCACAGCGAGCCCGCGTCCGCGCCGCAATTGCGCAGCGTCACGTGCTCGCCCGCGAACTCCGGCAGCGCGAGGCCGGCACACAAACCGGTCTCATTGCCGAACGGAGACACGTCTGCCTCGTAGATCGGGTAGCTGGGGTATTTCAGGCACGCGTACGACGTGGAGGACAGCAGGCCCTGCGGGTTGGTCGCCGACTGGCAGAACTGCGAGACGGTGCCCACCTTCCCGCCAGTCACGTCCTCGTTGACCTGAGTGTCCGTCTTGAAGTGCAGATTGACCTTCTGGCCGACCTTCGCGCCGACCCCGGTGTCCCCGGGCACGTAGGCGTTGACGATCTGCGACGTCCCCAGCTCCAGGCTGGAGATGTCAATGCAGTGGTGCCCGCAGGCCGGCGTAGCGCCCGGGTGCACCGACGCGGAGGCGGCAGCGGGCAGTCCTGCGACTGCCAGGGCCGCGATGCCCGCGACGGCAAGAGTGATGCGGTTCATGCGTTTCCTTCCTGAGATGCATCTCTGGTTCCCGCCCCCCGGCTCGCGTGGTCCGGGGCAACTGCTTACGCGCGGCGGCTGCGCGGTCCTGCTCGCCCGTTGCGCCGGGCGCCCTCGCCGTGAAGCGGGGGAAGTCTTGGGTCAGAACTCGCGATGACCCTCCAGGCCCTGGAGTGCCCCGGCGGGCGGCAGGCTGTCGTCGCGGTGATGCTGCTCGATATGCCGGCGGCGGCCCTCAACCGCCTCAGCGCGATCGCGGTAGAACTCGCTGTCCACGTTGCCGTTGCACTCCGGGTGCTGGCAGATCACCTCATACACGCGCTGGACGCTCACCATCGACGCCCGGAACTTCTCGGGCGCGGGCCTGGGCTCCCATCCGCGCCGGCTCACGACGCCTTCTGTTCCGGGTGGTCGTCCGACTCGGCGGACTCAGCGGCGTTGCTCTTGGCCCGCTTCTGCTCAGCGCTCTTGCGGTCCAGGTAGGCGGTGATCTCCTCAACGCGGATCTTGCGAATCCGCGGGCCGAGCAGCACCGAGGGCAGCTCGCCGGTACGCAGGAGGCTGAACAAGGTCGCCTTGCTGACGCCCAGCGCCTCCATGGCCTGCTTCGGGCTTAAGACGAGCGCCTTCTGCGGCTGCTCGCCGTCACCGCTGCTGGTGTTAGTGCTCACACCGAAACCGTAGCACACCTAAAGTGCACGCGGGTCAACATCAGACTGATGTAGGCTTCACCGGTATGGCAGAGGATCCGTTGCTGATGGCCGATACCTGGCTCATCCGCAACATCAAGCAGGAGCGCGAAGCGCGCGGACTGTCCCAGGGGGCGCTCGCTGCCCAGATGCACGACCTCGGATTCAAGTTCGCGCAGCAGACCATCGGCCGCATCGAGAAGGGCCAGCGGACCGTCAGCGGCGGCGAGGCCCTGGCCTTCGCCCGGCTGTTCGGGCGGGAGCTGAACGACCTGTTCCAGGCGCCCGACGTGACGAAGTACCAGGCCGACCTGCGGCACAAGACGCGGAACCTGCAGGAGACCGAGGCGTACGCCAACGGCGCGATGATCAGCCACCAGACGGCCGCCGCCGAGCTCAGCAGCCTCGTCGCAGACCTCCGGGCCGGTCCGCACGCCGCGGCTCTGGCCGAGGAGCTGGACGCCGCCGAGAAGGCACTCAAGGGAGGGCGGCCATGACCGGCACCCGCAAGGACAACGGCGAGTCCTGGGTAGGCACCGAGAAGAACGCGCGCGGCTACTACGAGGCCAGTGTGTGGATGGGCGTGAAGGGCAACGGCCGGCCGGACCGGCGCCACGTCCAGCGCAAGAGCCAGAAGGCGGTCAAGGAGCGGGTCAAGGAACTGGAGCGCAAGCGTGACCTCGGCCAGTCAGTCAAGGCCGGGAAGGCGCCCACCGTCCAGCAGATGCTTGAGCGGCACCTGACCGTCGTGCTCCCCCAGCGCGGAGTGTCGCCGACGACCATCCGCGGGTACCGGTCGCAGTGCCGGACCGACATCTTCCCCCGGTGGGGTGCGCAGCGCATCGACCGGCTCCAGGCCGAGGACATCGAGGAAGGCCTGGCCGACATGCTTGCCGAGGGCAAGTCAGCGGCAACCGTCGTCAAGGCCAGGGCGATCCTGTCGGCCGCCCTGGCGGATCAGGTGAAGCGCGAGCGCATCGCCCGCAACCCGTGCGCCATCATCCGGCCGACCAAGATCCCCGACCGGAAGATGGCGTCACTGTCCGAGGACGAGGCGATGCGCGTGCTGGACGCCGCGGCGAAGCACGTGAACGCGCCGCGGTGGTCGCTGGCGATCCTGCGGGGCCTGCGGCAGGGCGAGGTGCTGGGACCGCGGTGGGACGACCTGGACCTGAACGCCGGGCGCCTGCTGATCCACCGGCAGCTGCAGCGGCTCACCTGGTCGCACGGATGCGCCGACCAGGACCGCGCGCAGTACGCCGACATGAACGATGAGAAGAAGCGCAAGGCGCGGCTGGCCATCGAGCACGCCTGCGCGGCACCGCACTGCAAGGTGAAGCCGTGCAAGAAGGTCAAGGGGAAGTGCCGGCTGCACACCCGCGAGTGCCCGCCGCCGTGCCCGGCGGACTGCACCGACCACGCCCGGCTGTGCCCGCACCGCAAGGGCGGCGGCCTGGTGTTCCGCGAGATCAAGGAGAACCGCCAGAAGACCGTCCGGCTGACCGCGCCGCTCATCGCCGAGCTGAAGGGCCACCGTGACGCCCAGTTCCTTCAGAAGGAGACGACGGGGGAGTTGTGGGATGACCACGGGCTGATCTTCTGCCGGTGGAACGGGAAGCCGGTTGACCCGCGCCGGGACTACGGCGAGTGGCAGCAGATCCTGAAGGAGGCCGGCCTGCCCCGGCACCGGCTGCACGCGCTGCGGCACTCGGCCGCGTCAATCGCGCTGGACGGCGGGGCGGACATCGCCGTCGTCCAGGAGATGCTGGGCCACTCCGATATCCGGATGACGCGCCGCTACGCCCATCCCTCGGACGCCCGGCATGACGAGATGGGCCGCCAGATGGACCGTCTCCTGGGGGGCGGGAAATGACCCGCCAGGCCGAGAACTGCTACCAGAACTGCTCCCATCCGGGAAGATCAACGATCTTGGTTACGGAGTTTTCCCAGGTCACGGGTGGAGCCGCCTATCGGAATCGAACCGATGACCTATTCATTACGAGTTCCCACCCACTAGGTATATCGGGGGTCGCTCAGGTTTCTCCGGTCCAGGTCAGGCCGAGTTGCGTCCCTGCTATACCCCAGCATCCCCCAAAGAACTGCTCCCATAAATGTTCCCACGATGTCTTCCCGCGGACAGGATCCCGGCCATGACCAGCACCCTCCCGGACCGCCCGGCACGTGCGTACGTGCCCCTCTGGAAGATCGCCTCGTACTGGGCGACTCGCGGAATCTTCTGGGTCGAGCTCGACTACCCGTGGTGCTTCGGCTGCGGCAAGGATGCCGACGTCGATGAGAGCATGCCCCGCGACGAGCGCTGGAATGCGGCCAGCACCTTCCTTGAGCGCGCCCATCTTGCCGACCGGGCCTGGAATGGCCTGGATCAGGTCCAGAACATCGTGCCCCTGTGCGGACTGTGCCACCGCGTCATGCCGTCCTTCACTGACGGCCGGGAGGCGATCAAGTGGGTGCAGGGCGGAGGGCACCGTCAGGTGAGCGGGCGGCAGCTCGACAAGCTGATCGCCAAGTTCCGCCGCGGGGACATAGACCTGACCCAGTTCGGGACGAGGGTTGCGAGCGTGCTTCACATCCCGAAGTCGGCGGGGATCCAGATCGTCACGGAGGCTGAGGACAATTACCGGCGTGTCCAGCGGGGGAAGAAGCCACCGACGAAGCAGGTGCCGGCGCAGGACATGATGTTCTCCTAGACATGCCCCGGCCCCCGCCGCAGCCCCCAGGTTGCGACGGGGGCCGTATAGGTCCCCAGCATGGTCAAGCCTAGTGGTGCGGGGGTGCTTGCCGGCCGGTGCGGATGTCTAAGATGTCCGCAGGAGCAGGCCGGTCAGCCTTTGTAGTTGAACACCTGGTGCAGTGTGTGCTCGATCGCGGCGAGGTCGCGCTGGTCTGCCATGACCTTGTCCACGTCCTTGTACGCCTCAGGGTGCTCATCCACCAGGTCCCCGGCGCGGTCGGAGTTCCACGTGCGGTCGCCCATCGCCAACGTGAGCGACTCGGCAGTCAGCTTCCGCCGGGCATCACCGCGCGACATCCTGCGCCCGGCTCCGTGGGAGCAGGAGTCATAGGACGCCGCGCTGCCGAGGCCGCGGACGATGTAGGAGCGCGTACCCATCGACCCGGGGATGATCCCCATGTCCCCGCTGGCCGCCTTGATGGCGCCCTTCCGGGTGATCCACATGTCCCGGCCGTGGTGGTGCTCCATAGCCGTGAAGTTGTGATGGCAGTTCGTGGTGGCGACGACGGCGCCGCATCCGACTACCTCGAACAGCGAGCGGGCGATGGCTGAGTTCATCCTCGCCCGCGACGCCATCGCATAGCGCTGGCACCAGAGCATGTCCTCGATGTAGGCCGTGAACTCCGGCGTGCCCTGCACCAGGTAGGCGAGGTCGGGATCCTCCAGTTCGATGAACCACTGCTTCATCAGCTTGCGGGCCTTGTCGATGTGGGTCTTCGCGAGCTGGTTGCCGATGCCGCGCGACCCGCTGTGCAGGACAGTCCAGACGTGGTCCCGCTCATCCAGGCAGACCTCTACGAAGTGGTTGCCCGATCCGAGGGTGCCGAACTGGCAGCCGACTGTGTTGACCTGCTTGCCGGTCAGGTCGCTGTGCGGGTCTCCGAGCTCGCCGAGGGCGGAGTCCGTGGCCGGGTCATCGTGGCCCTTGCCGACGCCGGCCGGGATCCGCTGCTCAACCAGCGGCATCAGGGCGGCGAGGTTGTCGGGCAGGTCTTCCGCCTTCAGCGTGGTCTCGCTGGCAACCATCCCGCAGCCGATATCAACCCCGACCGCGGCGGGGATTATGGCTCCGCGCGTCGGGATGACAGAGCCGACCGTGGACCCGATGCCGTAATGCGCGTCAGGCATGAGCGCGACGTGGCCCTGGATGAACGGCAGGCGCGAGGTCCGGGCCGCCTGCTCGACAGTGCCGGACTCGATGTCGCTGGCCCATGACAGCAGGGCCGGGGCTAGCTTCTCGGGCATCCTTCTATCCTCCAGTTGATCAGTAAGGTCAGCTACTCGTTATCGGTGCTCTGGACCTTCGCCTGCTCGTGCGCGGCCTGCTGCCTGCGGTGTGCCTCCGCCGCTTCCAGGCAGGCAGCGGACAGGGCCTCAGCGTCCTCCGGGCTGGAGAATGTGATGCTCGCCCCTGCCAGGCCCACAGATGAGTACGTGCGCCCCTGCGGGTCAGTCCAGGCGCGGCCGTGGCGTGGTGTCCCCAGGTCTGACCAGGTGCTTATGTCGCTGCTCATGACGGCTGGTCCTCTCCGGCCGGGTCGGGGGCCTCGGCGTCCAGGTAGCGCCACTCGATGCGCGTCACCAGAGACTCCGGCGTGCAGCCCTTGTGCGAGCCGCAGAAGAACTCCACGAACTCGGCGGGCGTCCAGTCCGGGAAGCCCTCGGCGGCGACCTCAGCCGGGGTGATCAGGTCCAGGCGCTCACGGCGCACCGACAGGACCAGGACGTCCGTGATGCGCTCCAGCGGCTCGCCCTTGCGCCGGCCCATGACCTTGCGGCAGAGGGTGAGGCGGTCGCCCTCGCGGAGCATCAGCCAGCCGGCGCGGCGGGTGACGGTCTTCGAGCGGGCGCGCACCTGGGGCTCGGTGAGCGCGACAGACATCAGGCGTGCCATCAGTCATCCTCCGTCGCCGGTTCGTAGATGAACCTGCTGAACGTGTGGACGCCCGGGCAGGCTGTCGGGTCGGCTCCGACGCAGTCCCGCATCTCGTTCTGGACGAGCGGGTAGTCCTGGTCCCGGCGTGCCCACGCGGTCAGGACGTACTGCGGGGGCTCGGTGCAGGACGAGGCGACGGTCAGGGAGTCCAGGCCGCCGTTCTCCCCGATGACCTGCCAGTAGTCCTCGCGGGTGATGGTCTCCCAGCGACCTGGCCAGCCGGAGGCGTCAGTGATGCGGCCGGGGGCAGCATCGCTCATCTCGTCCACCTTCCGTGCTTGCAGCCCTCCGCCGGGCAGCCGTAATGGTCCTGCCACTCCTCGCTGCCCAGGTAGACCTCGGCGTGGCCGTGGACGGGGCACTTCCGGTCGGCGGGGACCAGGTCGTGGTCGTCCTCGCAGTCGGGGCAGGGGCCGGACGGCTCGGGCTGGGTGGTCAGCCAGGTGTCGAAGGAGTCAGGCAGGCGGGGGGTGTCGGTGCTCACCGGGAAGCCTCCGCGTCAGGGTCGTCATCGAAGCGGACATGCACCGTCACCGGGACATCCTCGCCGTCCGCGAGGTAGGCGATCGTGTCGGACAGGTGCGCCGGGCACGCCTCAGCCGGGGAGTAGCCCTCGCCGGGCCGCTCGACGCGGAAGCGCGACGGGGCAGCGCATCCGCCCCAGTAGTCGCTGGTCCAGTCCGCTCCGCAGGACGGGAGCTTGCTCATCGGTCAGCCTTCCGGGTAACGGTGACGGCGCTCTGGCAGCGGACGAACACGCGGCCCTCTGAGCTGATGGTCACGTAAGGGTCCGTTGCCGGGCGGTCCCAGACGCGGGTGACGTGGCCGGCGGCGGGAGTCTCCGTGTTCTCGCGGAAGCTCACGATGTCGTGCAGGCTGATCGCGGTCATCACTCCCCCTCGGTGTAGCGGCGGACGGCGGTGTAGCGGTCCCCGTGGCGCTCGCTGGATACCAGTGCCCCGTTGTCCAGCCGGTGGTCGATGTCCACGGCCGGGAAGGTGGTCCCGTCGCCCCAGGGCTTCCGGGTGACGCGGACGCGCTCGGCCAGGATCAGGCAGTCGTCCAGCAGCACCAGGTCGCGCTCCTGAACTTCGGTCCAGGTGAGGATCTGGTCTGCTACGGCGCTGGGCGGGCAGTGGCTGTCGGCGGAGATGGCGGTCATCGCTAGTTCACCGGCCCCAGGACCACGACGCGCTCGATGCCCTCTTCCTCGTTGTGGACGGCAGGATCCACGATGTATCCGGAGCAGGACGACTCTGCGGCGTACAGTTCCTCGGTCGCCTCGGCGAGCGGCGAGAATCCGTTACCCTCGCCGTCCTTCTGGAGGATGACCTTGCGGTCGCGGGGCTGCGTGGCGAGGTAGTCCATCAGGTCGCCAGCGGTGCTGATCTGGTCGTCGCTCATCAGTCAGGCCTCCAGTGCAGCGATGTGCGGGTCGTACAGAGCGGCCTTGGCGTCGGTGTCGGCGGCCAACTTGGCGCAGCGGCGCCGGTTGTCCTCGTCGCGCAGCGCGGTGTCGGCGGCGTAGCCCCGGAACTCCTCGGCGCGGTCAATGTGCTCCTGCCGGGCGGCCTTCAGCTCAGCCAGCACGGCCTCGCGGGTCGCCCACTGGTCATCGAAGATCACGGCGGGGCCGTCGTACTCCACCGCCTTCGCCACGTACCAGTGCAGCCCGATCAGGTACATGTGGGCCTTGCGGTCGTAGAACGCGGCCTTGTAGAAGATGCTGACGCGCTCGCGGCCGAGCGGGTCCGTGATCACCGAGCCCATGCTGTGGTCGGTGGCGCGCTTCTCCCAGCCCGGCGGGAGCGTGGCCGGCATGAACAGCGGGTCGGACGGGTCCGGGTCGCCGAAGGTGAACCCCAGCGCCTCGAATGCCTCCTTGTCGCGGCAGTCGGACGGCAGGCTGTCCGAGTGGACTAGCTCGTGCTGTCCCGCGCGCTCCTGGCCGGCGATGAACGTCTCGGGCGAGCCGGTGACCATGCTCTCGGCCAGCAGTCCCATCTGATTCGCCGGGTCGCGCATGTCGGCGGTCGTGTTGCGGATCTTCGTCATATCGCTAGTTCTCCCTGGTCTCGTGCTCAGGCTCTGTCTCAGTGCCCCCGGCCCGTCTTGAGCGGGCAGCAGTCTTAGTGGCGGGGGCGGCGGGGCTAGGGCTCCCTGACCGCCAGATGATCAATGCCCCTCATGAACTGGCCGCCGACGCTGACGAACGAGGGTGCCCAGCCGTCCTCGGTGAACTTGCGCGCGGCTTCGGGCGAGCACTGCTCACGGCCAGCGGCGGGGCTGGACAGCCACTGCGCTAACTCATCCTTCGTTGCGAAGACCGGCGAGACGGGCGAGCCCTCGCTGACGGTCTGGTACATCTGCCAGCCGAACGGCGTGCCCTCCTTCAGCTCGGGCATGTAGTCAGCCGGGTCAATCTCGATCAGGTCGTCGGGGTTCTCGGTGTTCCAGTCCAGGTGCCGCAGGAGGTCTTCGCGCGAGTGCAGCGCGCGGTAGCGCGGCGTCCCGTCGTAGTAGGTGCCGCCCATCTGCGGGTGCTCCCAGTCCAGGGCGACGGGGCGGATCTCACGGCTCATCGGTCTCAGGCCTCCCTGACGTTCAGCGGGTGATCGTCCTTGAAGCTCAGCGACAGGCCGCAGGTGCTGCAAGAGCCGCCGTAGTCAACGGTGACGACCCCATCGGTCGCGCCGTAGATCTCGTAGTCCTCGCGGAAGGTCCGGTAGTCCTCCGGATCTACTTCCTTGATCTGGCTCCGGGCCCGGTCGAATTCCTCAACCGGCACGGTGCCGTAGGTGGCCATGACATCCGCGAGGCGGGAGTCGTGGTCGCGCGTGGCGCGGGTGACGCAGCGGGGGCAGATAGCCCAGTTGCTAGCGCTCATCGGTCTAGCTCTCCTTGGTGTCGGGGTTGTGGTCGGCCGGAAGTTTCACGTGCTCGCCCGCGCGGATGCAGTCACGGTCGGGGCACTCATCCGCAGGCCCGAGGCGGTGAAAGTCGCCATAGGTGCCGTCGCGCAGGTCCGCTACCGTCCACTCCGGGCCGATCGTCCCGTGGCCGGTGATGCCGTCAACGGCGACGATCCGGCGCCCGGTGTCGATCCGGACGGCAGTCAGGCCGGGGATCTCGATGGTCAGCACGCCATCGGTGAGCTTGATCTTGCTCATCGGGTGGTCTCCTTGGTGTCGGGGTTGTGGTCGGCCGGCATGCGCACAGCCTCATCAGGCAGCGGCAGCGGCTGGCGCTTCGTCCAGCCAGCGCCGACGACGGGCTTGCAGTCGATGTCGGCCCATGACCCGTCGCGGGCAGTGCGCAGGACGGTAATCACGGAGCCCATCCAGATGAAGCGGTCGCCCTTGGCGTAGGTCGTGGCGCTCATCGGTCTTACTCGCTCTCGGAAGGGTGGTCGGGCGGGAAGCAGGCCGGGCAGGTATCGGCGTCCAGGTCGGTCGCATGGGTGTGCGACTGAAGCGCGGCAATGGCGCGTTCCGCTTCCTCGCGGGTCATCGGCACGAATGGATCACCGGCCTCCAGTACGAGCACGAAACGACCGTTCCGGAAACAGGTCTTGACGACAGCCACGTACCAGAAGTCGTCCTTGACCTGGATGACGGCCTTCTTGGACTCGTGGAGGTTCGCTCCCAGGACTCCACCGAGATCCATCGCGTCAATTAGCGCCTCGCGGAGTTCTCCGACACTCAGCCAACTCGCGGTCTCGCTCATCTGTCTTACTCGCTCTCTGAGGTTTGGTCGGGGCGCAGGATGGCGGCGATGGCCTCGATCTCCTCCAGCGGCAGCGAGTGCCCGTAGTCCAGCCGCAGCCCGTGCTCGTGAAGAACGCCTAGGGCGGCTGTTCTCCGCGCCTGCCTGGCGGCTTCGTCCAGCGTCAGGAATGACTGGTGCCCGTACTGGTCGTTAGCCGCGCCGCCGTCAATGCGGAAGGCCTTCGGCTCGCGGCTGCCGGGGTAGTCGATGTAGACCAGCGTCCGGCCGACCCTCGTGATCGTGCCGGCCCATCCGCCGTGCGGCTGGCCGCGACGCCGGGCGTTCACGTCGAACACGCGGACCTCCTGGCCCACGGTCAGCTTCTCGGTCATTGCTCAGCCTCCAGTCCGGGGTTGCGTGCAGCGGCAGTGACCGTCACCGCCGGCGCAGAAGGGAATCAGCACGGCTCCCCGGTCGAGAGCGGCAACCTCGCGAGGCGTCGGGTGCTCCCACCACTGATGCAGGCATCCGGAGCAGCGCTGGCCCGGGGTTAGGAGTGCGGTGCTCATCGGCCAGCCGCCGCCTTCTCGTTCATGGCCCGGAGCACGCGGGTGATCGCGTCCATGCCCATCCCGTTTACGCCGCCCTGCGCGAAAGCAGTGGCGGCCTTGGGGTTGCGGGTGGCCCAGGAGATGATGCGGGCGCCCATCGCCAGCTTGTCGGCCAGGTCGAAGCACTCATCCAGCGTGACCTCGTTCTCGCTGAGGAAGTGCAGCGCCAGCGGGTCCTCGCCGTTCTCCAGCGCGTCGGCTGCCTTGTCCAGCAGGTCTGCCATGCGGCTCATGTCGTGCTCCATGTTTGCGAACCGATATCACGTACACAGGCCACGCTACTGCCTGCTATGCTGGACGTCAACTCAGTTCGCCGCATTGCCTCACGGAAGCAGTTCACGCCATGATGGTTCTCATGACGCCAGACGAACGCCTTGAGCAGATACGCAAGGCCCGCGCCGACATGGACCGCGCCCAGACCCGAACGGACGGCGCCCGCGAACGGCTGCACGCCGAGATAGCGGAGGCGCTGGCTGAGGCCACGCGGCTGCCGGACGACCAGAAGCGGAAGCTCGGGCCGTCTGCGATCGGCCGCGCGGCCAACTTCACGCGGGAGTACATCACCAAGATCAGGGACGGCAAGACGAAGTAAGCGAAGGTGCCCCGGCGGTGTAGTGAGCACCACCGGGGCCAGCCACACCGGCCCAAGCACAGGAACACGGTGCCACCCAACCCCCCGGAAAGGTTCAGCATGCCCCCGGCAAGCACCACCCTCAAGGTTCCTACGACGCTCTACCGGCTGTTCAGCGCTGATGATGCTCTGCTCTATGTCGGGGTGACCGGCAACGTCAAGACGCGGATGGCGTATCACTCGACCGACAAGCCGTGGTGGCCTGAGGTTGCGCGGATGGAGGTTGAGTCCCATCCAAGCCGCACTGCGGCAGAGACAGCCGAGGACCACGCCATCGCTGGCGAGCGACCGCGCTACAACATCGCGGGCGTCGATCCTGCCGGCCGCTACAGGCGCCCGAACGCGCCCGTTGACTGGCCTGAGTGGGATGACGACATTCTCATGGACATGTTCGGCAAGATCAGCGCCCTCATGGCAGACCCGGCCGTGGGTCATGCCGATGCCAGGCTGCGGTCGCTCAACATCCTGCTCACGGGCCGCGACGAACTGCCTGGCGGCACGGAACTCGCCAGGCTGGCCAGCCAGTGTGGCGTCAGCCGCAGCGAGGCATACAACGCCCGCAGACGGGTGCCGGTGGCCTGACGCACTTCTCACCGGGCACTCTCCCGCGCTCCCGTACACCGCCGGCACCAGCACCAGGTCCCGTGCTCCCGCCGGGCAGCCCGTGCCCACACCGCGACAACGGCCAGGGCGGCACCAGCAGCGGCGAGGCGCCTCACTGCCACCACTCCCCGTCGTCTGCCAGCCGCTTCTCCAGCGCCGCCCTCAGCTCCCTGAGCCGCAGGCACTTCGGCCCGGTCACCCATCCGGCGTGCGAGTCTCCTGCCACCTTCCACAGGTACGCGGTCCACGCCCCGTTCCTCGTGTCCCGGTCGTCCCACCACGTCAGCGCGTGGCCGACCTCCACGCCCTTTACCCGCACGCGGCGGTTGCCTGGCTCGACTGGCGAGAGCACGAGACCGGCCCTCATCGCGGCACCGGTACAGGCCGCAGAACCGGCCGGGGCCGGGCCACCTCGCGGGCTTTACGGACGATGGCGTCTCGCAAAGCGCGGGACTTCGCCCCGATGAGCGCGGCCACGTTCCGCCGCTTCTTCCGCCTCCACCACCAGATGGCCAGTGCGACTAACGCGCTGAGGGAGCAGCCGGCAAGCCACCACCAGTCCTGGTCGAACAGGCAGCTGATGCCGCCTCCAGCGCAGCCAGAGATCCAGCTGGTGATGACGTTGATCCGGAAGCCGAAGAGCCGGCCGATGCTTCGCCACATGCTCGCCGCCACCGGGGCCAGCAGAAGGCCCAGCAGGAAGTTCAGCAGCATGCCGCTCACCTCGGTCTCCGGTACCCCGCAGGACGGCGAGCCTTCAGCTCCCGCACCGGCCGGAAGTGCTGCTCGATCAGCCGTGCCGCGTACGCATCCGCCAGCGCCCCGGCCTCTGCCAGCTGCGACGGTGAAGCTCCGGGGAACACCCGCTCCAGGCCTGCTGCCAGAGGGTGGCGCTCAGGGAGGGCGAACAGCGGCTCGGTCAGGTGGGCGGTCACGGCTTGACCTCCGGAAGGCAGACCTGGCGCAGGCGCTCCATGTCGTGATGCGCGCACTTGGCATCAATCTCAGGATCGGGATAGTCCTCCTTGCAGGTGCACAGCCCGAACGTGTAGCAGTCGTCAGCGGTGTCCTGCGGCAGCAGGACGACATGGCCGGCCTCGCATTCCACCCGCCATGTCCATGTCATGGCTGACGTGACGTTCGCGAGCTTGTCCAGCGTGTCGGACAGGTACAGGGCCGAGCCTGACGACCAGACGATGTGCAAGGGCTCGCCGCAGCCTGCGAGCACGCACAGGGCCTCCGCGTAGCTGGATGCTCCTGCCGAAATCTGCCCGCTTGCCGCTGAGGCGCGAGGGCCGGTCACGGCGTCTCCCCGGCCAGCAGGTCAGCGAACGGGTAGTCGGCGATCGAGGACCCGCCGACACTGGCATAACGGGCGCCATAGCCGATGGCCAGCTGGCGGATGCGCTCCCGCTCGGCGGTGGCTGCCTGTGCGACCTGCTGGCGCAGCTCGTCGCGCTCGGCCGTGGTCGCTTTGCAGGCGCCGTCCATCAGGTCGTATCCGAGTTGCAGGCCGGCTAGCAGGCTGCGCAGGTCGTCGCGTTCGTGGACCAGCTCGGCGACCTGGCGGCGGAGGGCGGCAGTGTAGCAGCCGGCGCCCATCTGCTCGGCCAGCTGAGCGCATGCCTCCCGCTCATCCGCTGCCGCCTTGAGCAGCAGCTGCCCGATGAACAACTCGGCCGTCGTCAGGCCGAGGCACGGCTGCCCGCGCTCGGACGGCGTCCTGGACGCTGCGTAGTACCGGCGCACGGCTGCGAAGATCGCGGTCACCTTGCGCTGCGCGGTCGGCTCAGCGGCCAGCCAGTCCGGCTCGGCCATCATCTCGTTCTCCGCGCTCATGGCGTCTCCCCGGTCAGCAGGTCAGCGAACGGGTAGGCGAACTCGTGGCCCCAGCACGCCTCGTGGTCAATGGCCAGCTGGCGTATGCGCTCCCGCTCGGCAGCGACGGCCTCAGCTACCACGGCCTCGATTTCCGGCGGCGGTGTGCCGTGCCCGCTGGTAGCCCACCTGTGCGGCAGGCCAAGGTGCTTGCGGATCTCCAGGGCCAGGTCGTGGGCGCGGCGTGCCTGCGGGGCGATGGTGTGGGTCCAGGGCGACAGGTCGGGTGCGTCGGTGAAGGGCTTGGTGAGGTACGGGCTGGCGGCGATCAGCCGGAGTGCCGTGCTGTGCAGGGCGTCCTCGGCTCGTTCGAGCAACTCGCGCTCGGGTGTCATCCCGGTCTCGGTGTCGCTCACGCTGCCTCCTGCTGCTCACGCTGCCGCCTGCGCAGCTCAGCCATGTACTTGTAGGCCGTCCCCGCCTTCACTCCGGTCATCCGGGCAGCGACAGGGAACGGGTACCTGCGGCCCAGCAGCGAGGCCAGGCGGGCTATCCGTTCCTCCCGGCCGGCGGTGGCCCGGTCCCTCGCTGCCGCTCCCCGCCTGCTGCGCGGCACGGGCGCCGGGATCACGTCCGGGAACCCCGCATCGCGTGCCCGGTCGTAGCAGGCGCGGCACAGGTCGCGGGCGCCCTCCAGGAAGCCGCTCGGGCGACGTTTCCGGGGCTTGCGGCAGCGCGGGTTGCGGCACAGCGGGGCGCAGGTCTCCGCGGCGCTCAGAACGCCGTCAGCCGTTCCGCCGTCCACGGACACCGGGAGTAGGCCGGTCGTCGCTCCTGGTGAAGCTGGAGGCTGCGCGAGGGCGCTCACGGCTTCGCCTCCGGTGCCGCCATACGGTCGATCTCGGCGGCGATGAGCGCGCCGGCCTTGACCAGCTGACGGCGGATGGTTGATCGCTTGCAGCGCCACTGCGGAGGCCAGCAGCCGGGGTCCAGGCCGATGGTGTCGGCGGCGTACCAGATGGCAGCGCGCGTCAGTGCGCGGTCCTCGTGCCCGGCGTCGTGCCCGGCGGTGTAGCCCTCTTCCGCGATCTGGCGCCGACGTTCGGCGGCGATCAGCGCGGCACCGTCGTTGCGGGGGTCGCGCAGGCCCGCTATCTCGGCGTCCCGCTCGGCCATCAGCGCCTCAGCCTTCTCTGCCCGCTCATCAGCCGACCGGCATGAATCCAGCAGCCGGGCACATGCGCCGCAGCTCGTGTTCCAGGTGATCCGGTTCTCGTAGTCGGCAATGGTGGCGCGCAGGGATTCAAGCTCAGCGTCCTTACGGGCGATCAGCTCCCGCAGTTCCCCGGAGGCATGCAGGTCAGCCGCAGATCCTGTGCGCTCCTGTACCTCGCACTCGGCGATCGTGAACGACTGCGGCAGGCACATCCGAACTCCGTCTGCCTGCTCGATGATGACGCCGGGGTCGGAGTGCATGGCGATGAGCTGGCCGGACCAGGATGAGCCGTGGACCGGGTTAGTCACCGTGACCCATGCGCGCCGGGAGAGCAGGGCGTCCAGGTCGGCATCACTCACCGGCCACCTCCGCGGTCCGGTCCAGCCATTCCGTCGCGGACTCCGTGCCGTTCCACTGGTCAGCCGGGTCGTTGTCGTCCACGTCCGGGATGGCGTTCAGGATCCACTCCATGGCCTTCCCGGCGCCGTTCTGCCGCATCTCGATCTGCGCCGCCCGCATGGTCCGGGACATGTGCGTCACCGTCCGGCCGAGTTCCCTGCCGCCGGAGCGCAGCCGCTCCAGTTCGGTTCGCTCCGGCGCCTCGTCGGACCCCGCAGCCTCGTAGGACGCCACGCGCACCTCATCGGCCAGCGGGTAGATGCCGGCCCCGTCAGCCTCCAGCGCCGCCCAGTCGCCCGGGGGAAGCCACATCCACGCCGCGGACTTCTGCACCCACACGTTCAGGGCGCCCTGCTGAGTGTCGGCCGGGACAGGCTTGCCGCTGTGCTCGGCGATGAGCAGCCGGGCCCTCTCGCTGCCGTCCCAGCGGATCATCTCCACCAGGGCCGGCCTCTTGCGGAAGCGCCGGATCGCGCCGGGGGTCTTGTCAGGCACGGGGAGCCTCCGTAACGGCCGCTCGCAGTTCGGCGGCCAGCCGGTCCATCAGGTTCGCTTCCTTGTGGCCGCGGGCCAGCATCGCCAGAGCGTTACTGTCGCCGGCGAACTCGACGCGCATCTGCCGGGACTCGGTTTCCCACTTCTCAGCGAGGGCCAGCAGCCCGGCCGTGGCGTCACTCACCGCCGGCCTCCGCATCTGGCGTCACGTCCGCGTTAAGCGCCGCGCCGTCGCCGTTGGTCAGGATGTCGTCCGCCTTGCACGCCAGGCGGGCTGCGACCTCATGGCCGAACTCCCGCTCAGCGACAGCCAGGACCGCAGCGAGCGCGTAGGAATAGTTCGCGGCCATGAGCGCGCCGGCCCACGCATCGCCCTGCGGCGTGCCGGGCTTCCATTCGCGGTAGGAGTGCGAGACATCGTGCTGCCGGCCGGACTCATGGACCAGGTCGCGGCGGAAGTCGGTCACCGAGCCGCTGTAGATCGTGTCGGTCATCTAGGGTTCCCTTCGGGGGTTGTTCCCGCCGCCCGCCCGGCCCCTGTAGGCGGGCGGGCGGCGGATGCTTACTGGTTGAGTTCAAGATCAGGCAGCAGGTTCTCCACGGCCTTCGCCAGCGGGACCAGTTCCGCCCACGCCTCATCCAGGGCGGACCATGCGTCCTTCAGTTCCTCGTCGCCCTCGGGCATCCACCCGGCCGTGATGCCGTAGTCCAGGGCATCCACCACCTCGCCGCCCTGAGCGTCGATGCGAGCCGCCAGCGCCGCGCGGCTGGAGAAGATGCAGGGGAAGCGCCCCTCGGTCATGCCGCTCTCCCTTTCCGCGCCTCAGCGCAGTACTTCGTGTGGGAGTCCCACCAGTCCAGGAAGGCCCACTGGTCGGGCAGGGAAGGGTGGCCAGTGCCGCAGGCCTGGCAGCGGTGCGACCAGTACGGGTCCATCAGGCGGCCCACCCCTGCTCGCGCTCGGCCTTGTCGCGGTAGGCCCTGGCCTCATCGCAGGCGATGCCCCAGCTGCTGCCCGGCGTCGTGATGTGCGTCTTGGCCGTCCACCAGTGCGGGCTCTCGTTGCCGTCGCTCCACGGCGGCGCCTTGTGGATCTCGTAGCGCTCGCCCGGCCCGATTACCTGGCGGCAGCGGGAGCAGCGGTGCTCCTTGCGCGCGGTGCGGATGATGAGCGGGACCGCGGGCTTGTAGTCGCTCATCGCGGCAGCCCCATCACGTGGCGCTCCCACGGGCCGACGAAGGTATCCAGCGACTGGTCCGGGCGGATCAGCCCGAACGGCGTGCCGCACTGGCAGCGGCCCGGCAGTTCCTCGTCGCCGAACTCGACCACCAGGGCGTGGCCGCCCTCCCATGTGGCGGGGAAGTCTTCCTCCACCGTTGCTGTCGCTCGCTGAGTACGGGTCATGACTGCACTTCCGTTCCCGCTGGCTCCGGGTACAGCGGAGCCGACTCGATTGCTGTCTTGCATGGGGGGCAGAGGATTCCGCCCGGCCCTGGCTTCGCGGTGCCGCACTTGGCGCAGAGCCGCTGAGGCTTCGGGGTCTCGTTGTCGCTCACGCAGCACCGTCCATCTCGTCATCCAGGGCACTCGCCAGGAACGTGGTCGTCCACCGGTAGCCGCACTCGCGGCAGCGGTAGTAGGCCCGGATCGCCTCCGGGAACTGGGGCTCGGTCAGGTACGGGGTCGCGGTGACGGACCGCTCGGCGATCACGCACTCGCCGCAGTTGTCGGGGCGGGCGGTCGCCTTCACTGCGCCCACTTCCCGGACGCACTCCAGGCCGCCGGCGCCATGTCCACGATTCGCGAGTGCTGGCCCTGGAATGCCTCAGTGATGGTCGTGAGCGGGCCGTTGCGGTTCTTGGCGACGATCAGGTCAATCTCGCCCGCGCGAGGGGATTCCCGCTCGTGCATGTCCTCGCGGTAGAGCAGGATCACGCGGACGGCATCCTGGGCCAGGCGCCCGGTGTCGCGGAGATCTTCCAGCGTGGGCTTGTGAGCGGGGCGCCGCTTGAGCTGGTGCAGGCCGACCAGCGGGATATCGAACTCGCGGGCCATGCCCTGGAAGCCGGCGGAGATGGCCGCGATAGCTAGCTGGTAGCTCTCGGCCTTCGGGACGCTGAGCAGGCCCATGTGATCGATGACGGCCAGGGCGGCCGGATCGCCGGCGCGTTCCATCTGGCGGAGCCGGGTCCGGATGTGCGACTGCGGCACCATGGGCGTGTCATCGATGCGCAGCGGGGCTGCGGCGATCGGCTCGGCCTGGGCCACCGCGCGGGCCAGCTCCTCGTCGGACAGGGTGCCGTCCAGCAGCCGGGACAGGTTCACCCGTGCCTCGGCGCTGATCAGCCGGGCCATGCACAGATCGGCCGACATCTCGCCGGTCCAGTAGTAGACCGGCCTCCCGAGCCGCAGCGCGACATGCGCGGCCAGGTTCAGCCCGAGCACCGACTTGCCGACTGACGTGTCCGCCGCGACGATGTCGAACTCGCCATTGTCGAGCGAGAACACGCAGTCCAGGTCCGTCAGGCCGGTCGTCATCCCGCGCCGCTCGCCGCGCTCGGCGGCGTTGATCACGTCCCAGAAGATTTCCTCTGCGGACCGGGTCTTCTCCGGGGCGACCCCGGAGACCGCATCCGTCATCTCGGCTGTCGCGCGGTCCGCGATCTCACCCGCCGTCCCGTCACCCTGGTACCCGAGCTGGATAGCCCGCGTGGCTGCCTCGATGACCCGGCGTCGCACGGCGTGCTCGCGGACTATGCGGGCGTAGTAGCCGGCGTTGGCAGCGGTCGGCACGGCCTCGATCAGCGTGTGCAGGTACGGGTAGCCGCCCGTCCGGACGATGTCGCCCCGGCGCGTCAGCTCGGCCGCGATCGTCACGGCGTCAACCGGGGCGCCGGCGTCCCGCATCTCCGACGCGGCAGCGAACACGAGCTGGTGGGCCGGGCGATAGAAATCCCGCTCCTGGAGAATGCCCAGCACGTCGTCTATCGCGTCGCGCGACAGGAGCATCCCCCCGAGTGCGCTCTGCTCGGCAGCGATGTCGTGTGGCGGCGTCAGGTCGTCGCCGTCCGCGCGGGACCGGTCCGCCAGATCCGTGACGGTCACGCCGGCCACCGCCGGTCGGCCCCGGTCATCGCCACGACCGTCCGGCACATCTCAGCGAGACGGCTAGCCGCCCGCTCCCCGATCTGCGGCGCGAGGTCACTGGCCGGCAAGTTGCTGGTGATGATCAGCGGCAGGCAGTTGGCGTAACGGTGATCAACAATCGAGTAGATGCGCTCCTGCGTCCATTCGGTGGCCTTCTCGGCGCCCACGTCATCAAGCACCAGGAGCCTGGTGTGCTGGCAGTCACCGATTCGCAGCGTGCCGTCGTCGCCAGGCCGCAGCGAGTCGAGCAGGTCCGTCATCCGGGTGAACACCACGGAGGGGTGGCCCTTGCGGGCATCGTCGTACATCAGGGGCTCGCCGTCGTGCGGGCGCGTCCTGGTGGCCGCGCACCAGCGGGCCACCGCCTCCCACGCGGCGTGCGTCTTGCCGGTGCCGACCTGTCCGGAGATGTACAGGCCCTCGGCCTGCTTGCCCTCCTGGAGCCAGGCATCGACACCGGCCGGGACGTCGATGCGAGGCCGGAACCTCTTGGGTACGAAGCCCGTGATCTCGCGGCCGAGGCGGTCCTGCTCGCAGACCGGGCACCGGCCGGCGCGGTACGACGGCTCGCCCGCGACGGTGATCTTCACGGACCCGTAGCCGTCACACTCGGCCGACTCGGCATCGGGGTAGGCGTCGAGCAGGTTGTCATGCCCCAGTAGGGCGGCGGAATCCACGCTGGTGCTCCTCGTCGGTGTAGTCGGCTTGCTTCGGCCCGCTGCCGTTCCGGCCAGCGGCAGGGGGTTGGGGCGTGGGCTCATCGGTCCAGCAGCCCTTGTTGAGCCATGTCGCCGGGTTCTTAGGGAAGCCCGCCAGCACATGGATGTCGTTGCGGTAGCTCTTGGCGGCGGCGAGGAGGATCGCCGGGTCGGCGCCCTTGTTGACGACCTTGAGGTAGGCGGTCTCTGCCGCCGCGCGCTCCTTGTGAACCGGGTAGACCGCGTACCACTCAGCGAAGAGCGGCTTGATGGTGACGGCGGTCCACTTCTTCGGCGTGGCCTCTGCTGCGGGGTCGTCATCGCCGAAGAGGGAGCCAGTCGCGACGCCGCTCGGGGAAGTAGAACTCTTCGTAGAAGAGTTCTTTGATGGTTCCTTAACGGTTCCGCCCGCAAAGTTTGCGGGGTCTGGCGCAGGATCTGCGGGGTGCATATTTTGCGGGGGTGCAGATCCTGCGGGGTCGTGCCCATTGACCTGCGACGATTCCGACCCCCGCGAATCCTGCGGGTCCGCAGACTTTGCGCCCCGCAGACTTTGCGCCCCCGCAGACTTTGCGGGGTTCCGGCCCATGAGCAGGCGATACCTGTTGCAGCCCTTCGGGCCCTGCTGGTAGCCGATCTCCAGCTCTCCGAGCTTGGCGAGGTCGATGAGGGCGGTCTGCACGGCTCGCTCACCGAGTCCCGTCTTGCGCTTCAGCTCGGCCACGCTCGGCCATGCCACCCCGGTCTCGCGGGCGCAGTCGGCCAGGGCCAGCAGAACCAGGCGCGCGGCATGGCGGGACCGGGAGTGATCCCAGACCCAGTTGCTGACGCTGATCGCCACTGAACCCCACCGTCTGCCGTCCCTGCATGATCGTCTGTTGTTCTAGCGCGCCAAGCGTATCATCATGGCGTACCATGAGGGAGAGCGTAATGGTAATCCACCACGGACTACATTCGCGGTGTCCGGTATGTCAGGCAGGGAGGGTGTGTCATCATGACTTGCGTGAGCGACGAGACCAGGGGACGGCTGGCCAAGGCCACCCGCGACTACAACCGGCTGAAGGACATCCGGAAGGAAGTCGCTGCCGCGATCGTGGCTGAGCGCCTTGAGGGCACTGCCATCGAGGTGATTGCCCGCATGTCGCCGTACAAGCAGACGCAGGTCAACCGCATCCTGAAGGCGGCCGGCCTGACCGAGGAACGACCCAAGTCCCCCGCTGGCGAGTCCTGATCTCACGAGGCCACCCGCTCGTCCTCGCCCCGCCGCTCAGCGTCCGGCTCCCGGCGCTCCCGCCAGCTCACGGCCCCTCCAGCAGTTCCAGCACGGCCTCCACGGGCACAGCGCGCACATGGTCCGGCCCGGAGCAGACCGCTGACAGCCCCTCGACCGCCTCGCGGATCCGCTCCCTCTCAGCCCTCGCAACCGCCGCGGCGATCTGCTCGTACATCTGCCGCTGGCCGGGCTGGAGGTCATCCCACTGCGGCGGGATCACTCCTGATGACAGGGAGCAGCGGGCAGCCTCGCGGTAGGCGATGCGGGCCAGATCATCGCGGCGGGTCACCGGCTACCTCCCGAGCTCCGCGCCTGGTACAGGGTCATCGCGTCCTGGCCGGACGCGGGAATCTCGCAGTCAGGGCACGAGTCCCACTGGCGCGGGCCTTCCTTGTTCCGCGGCAGCTCGGGGAACTCGGCGAACCGCCATCCGTCCCGTGACGCGGCGATGCGGGCGCTCGTGCCGCCGCGCTGCATGCCCTTGTGAACGACTCCGCAGTTGTCGCAGGCAACCTGGGCGAAGCTGACCGCCTTGATGCTCACGGGGCGTCCTTCCGGTGGCAGGAGCACCCGCACAGGACGCACAGGCAGGCGTGAAGGGGACCGCGGTGCGGGCGGCAGGTGCGATGCCCGAAGATCCGGAAGTCGAGGTCACAGCCGCATGGGCGGACGTTCAGGACGTCGGGCACCCACCTGGCCTGCTCGAAGGGGAGGCCGAGGACGTGGCGCCCCTCGTAGCTGAGGGCGGTCATGGCGCCAGCCCCAGGGTCTGCAGCACCTCGCGGGCAGCCTCAGCGGGACGGTCGCACCGGAGGGCAGCGGGGCGGGCGGCTGGAGCAGCGCTGCGGGCCGCCTGCGGGCTGATGTCCCCGATGGCAAAGTCCGCGATCAGGGTCTTGGCGATGGGCTTCTTGGGCGTGACCATGGCCAGGTCGATGCGGAGCTCGGATGCCTCTGATCGCCTCATGCGGCGCCTGCCTGCGTGATGGAGGCGAGCATCTGGGCGCCTATGTACTCCGCGAATGCCGGCGGCACGGCCTGCCGGCCTTCCAGGTTCGTCATCCACGTGCAGCCCATGGCGTCCGCGAATGCCCGCTCATCCTTGTGCTCGAACGGGATGAGCTCCGGGTTCCGGTAGCAGTCGCACCGCGGCAGCAGGTCGTAGGTGCTCCAGTTGCCGCGCTGGAATGCGCGGTGGCGCTTGACCCTCAGGCCGAACTGCGTCCCGCACAGGAGGTAGTCAGGCCGGATGGGCGCCTCGGGGACGTTCTCCGCGACCCACGGGACCGGCTGGGCCTCCAGCAGCGCCAGCGAGGGCGTCAGCAGGTCCGGGTAGTCGCTGCGGCTGCCCCGCCAGTCGGTGACACTGGCGTGGCCCTGACAGATCGGGGAGACGTGGATCGCGTCGAAGGTGGCCAGGAAATCCCGGTCGGCCAGGACTTCCATGGCGTCGGCCTTAAAGAAGGCGAACGGGTAGTTCGGCTGGTCCTCGATGTCGAATCCGGTCACGTCGAATCCGGCCTTGTCGTAGCCGTAGCCAGCCCCGCCGGCCTTGCAGAAGCCGTCCAGCAGCCGCGGCCTCATCGCGCTCCGCCGATCCCTGCCAGCGCGGCAAGCTCCCGCGCGATGCGTCCCGACAGCAGGTCGGACGGGCGCCACACTCCGGCGTCAGCCCCGGACGCGGTGAGGGCGTCAAGCCATGCCTGCTGCGCCTTGGTCGGCTTCTCGCTCTCGCGCTTCAGCTCGCGGAAGATCACGCCGCGAGGGCCGCCGATCGCCCAGTCCGGCCAGCCGCGGTGGGCGCGCCGGGAGTCGCTGTTGTGCTGCCGCAGGAAGGCCGGGAAGTTGTCGTCCAGCATCTTGATCAGGGCATGCTCCAGGCTGCCCCTGCCGCCGTTCTCGGGCATCTTCGAGGCCATCAGCGCGAGTCCGGTCAGCGGGGGCTTGCGGTGCCGCGGTGGTGTCCCGCCGGGAGCATGGGTGCCGGGCACGCCGCGATGAGCTGCGGACGTGCCCGGCGTGGCAGGCAGCCGGTCGGGGCCGGCTCCTGCCGTCGCGGCGGTCAGGCCGGGGGGACCTGAGGCCGCGAGCTTCTTGGATGTGGCGCTCATAGCCGCGCCTGAGCTTCCCGGTGCTCGCGCAGGGCGATGACCTCGGCGGCCAGGTAGCGGTACCGGATGTCGGCAGGCGAGAAGCTGATGACGCCCGCGTGGCGGAGCTGGGACAGGCGGGACGTGCCGATGTCCAGCAGGTCCGCTGCCTCGCCGGGCGTCATGAGGTCGTCAGGGTCCAGCAGGCGACCGCGGACCACGTACTGCCTAGCCACGACCGCTCCCGTAGTCAGGCTCGGCCGGGGCGTAGCGGGCATCGCCGGCGAATAGCATGCCCACGAGCTCGTCCCACTCGCCGGGGGTCAGCGGCCTGCCATCGACGGGCAGGCCGGGCACCTTCAGGACGCGGGCTGCCGGATGGCGGGGGGCGCGGTCAAGGGTGCGCCTGCGGATGTCCTCGCGGGACTCCCGCCAGAAACCCCAGGCGATCCCGCCGATGATGGCAGCGATGATGGCCAGCGGGCCGAAGACCTGGGCGCTCACGGCTGCACCGCTTCCATGTGCTTGCGCCACACCTGGATCGGCTCGTGCGACTCCCAGCGGGATCTGGTCTCCAGCGGCTCGTAGTGGCACGTCCCCCCGCCGACTGCGCCGGTCGCCCGGCAGGTGCAGCTCACGGAGATGCCGTTATTGCCGTTGAGATTCAGCCGGATCTGGTGCGGCAGCGAGTCGTCGCGCATGACGTAGCGGTGGGCGGCCGTCGTGGTCTGCACCTCTCGCAGCGCCCCGGTCGCCAGGGCTGCGGCGAAGGATGCGGCGCTCACGCGGCACCCCCGAGGTGCGGGCGCGGCGCGGTCAGGATGTTTCCGTCCTGGTCCACGTAGTGAGCGGCGTCGTCCAGCCAGACCTGGATGCCGCCGTCCGCCCCTGCCAGCAGGATGGCCACCAGCAGCGCGTCCTCGGTCGAGAGCAGCCAGAACCCGGCCTCGTGCATGTGCGGATCCCGGGACTCGGCCAGCCGGTGTGCCTCGCCCGACAGCAGGGCGCCGTTGGCGATGTTGTTGCGCAGCCTTGACCCCCCGGCGCGGCGGGCATTCCGGTGCTGAATCTCCCCGCCGTAGCGGCCGAGCCAGACCCCCGTCGCCTCGCAGCGGGCATCGTCTGGATCCCCGTTCCCGGCCCTGGTGCGGATGGCCAGCCTGGTGACGGCGCTGAACCCGGCGTCCCGGCGTGTCCTCGGCGGTGCTGTCCCCGGCCTCAGCTCCACGGCTGTGATGACGGGCCTGGACGCCACGGGAGGACGGAAGGGTGTCCTTGGGATGGGTGCGGACCGGGGGGGCATCGTGGTGAAGGCGTTCGCGCCGGGAGTGCGCCGGAGGCTGCCTGAGCGGTTCATCGCTGACCGCCCCACTGACCCCGGTAGGAGTCCCGCACTGAGGCACCGATGGACTGCTGGAAGCCGCCCTGCTTGCCGACGGTCCGCAGGTGATCCGAGGCTGCCTGCCGGGCCGCCCGGGCGAGCATCCATGCCAGTTCCTCATCGGCGCACTGATCCTCAGCCCAGGCGTCCCGCTCGGCGACGGTCCACTCGTTGCGGCGGACCTTCGGGCAGTCCGGCGACAGCAGCGCCCGGCGCTTGGCCGACTTGAGCGCGGCCAGCGCGTCAACCTCCAGGTCGCGCTTGTCGGCCAGCGCCTGCCGGGCGTCCTCCAGTGCGTCCGAGAACGACTGGAGGGCAGCCTCGGCGCCGGGCGGTGTCTGCGGGTCGTGGCCCTGATGGGCGGCGCTCACCGCTGCTCGGCCTTGTCTGCGCGCTCGTCCTTGTAGGCGGTCCAGACCGCGGAGGCGGCAGCGTCAGCGTCGCCCCGGGCGGTCTCCAGCGCCTTCTCCAGGAGCTCGATGGACGCAGCGACCTCATCGGCGCTCATGTCGGCCAGGCGGCAGCCCTCGCGGCCGGTACGCCAGGCGATGAACTCCGAGATGTCATCGGCGGTCCCGAGCGGGATCTGGGTCAGCAGCTTGCCGAGCCTGGATGCACCGTTGCCGCCTCGCGCGGGTGCCGGATCGGCCTTCGCCGCGGACTCCTTCGCCTGCGGAGCCGCCGGAGCGGGGGCGGCAGGAGTCGCGGCCGGAGGAGCCTGCTGCCCGGTGATGTCGGCAGCGGTCAGCCGCTCGGTGGCGGACTCGAACTCGTCCTCCTTGCGGATCTCGCCGCGCTCCAGGCTCCGGTAGATGACGGTCAGCGTGGCCAGGTCGAACGAGGTCCACTTGTCGGCCGGGCTGCCGAGCTTCTGCACGAGCTGGCTCTCGATGACGCCGAACCGGGCGAAGCCGGCCAGGCACTTGTCGCGCCGCTCGGCGATGTCGGAGTCGTCGCCCTCCAGGGTCCGGTAGCAGGCCGCCACCGCGTCCTCGGTGAACCAGCCCGGCAGGATCGCGAAGATCATCTCCCGCAGGCGCCGGGCGCCCATGTTCGCGTTCAGCTCGTAGATGTCGCGGGTCTCGACCAGCTGCTTGGGGCCCTGCTTGGTGTCGCGGATGTGCGGCACGACGAACGTGGTGGAAGATCGGGTGTTGGTCTGGACGTCCCACGCCCACGCCTGCATCTCGGACTGGCCGTACTCGTCATCGCGGCGAAGCTCGGTGATGCCGTACTGCAGGTTGCCGAAGCAGCGGCCCAGTTCCCGGGCGAGCTGGACGGACGGCCCGGAGATCTGGCCGCCGCCGCGGCTGTAGCGGAAGAACGCCTTCTCTGCGAGCGACTTCTGCGCGCACGAGCGCTGCATCTCGGTGACGGCGCGGTTCATGTCGCGCGGGTGGCGCAGTGCGACGACGATCGCGGCCTCGACTTCGGCGACTGCGCGGGACTGCTCGACGGCGGTTCCCTGGCCGACTCGCGAAGGCCCGGCGACGCGCGGCGTCATCTGCTGGTGGCCGTTCTGGATCTGGTCAAGCGACGTGCTGGTCATGAATAGTCCCCCCTTGCCTGCGCCCACATGGGCAGGCGAATCTGTGCGACTTCGGATGTGTAGCCCGGCCAGATCCCGGACTCCTCGCAGTCCCGGTAGATCTCCAGGGCGCGCTCGTTGTGCTCGCGTCCGGCGGCCTGCCCGTCTGGGTCCAGCTGGCAGGCGGTCACCAGGTACGGCGGTTCCTTCTCCTGGAAGATGAAGAGGAACGGCAGGCGCAGCCCCGTCAGCGCCTCGATGCCGTCCACGTACCAGGCGTCCTGCATGAAGTAGCGGAAGTTCCCCATCGAGCGGGCGATGGCGCCCGGGTCGGCTGACTGGCAGGTCTTGTAGTCAGCGAGGACGGGCATGGCGGCATCCAGGTCGGGCAGCCAGTCCACGCGGGACCGGCGCCAGATCCCCCAGCGCTGGTCCTCCCAGAACAGGGACTGCTCCGGGTGGCCGCCGCGCTCCGGGTCGAATACGACGCTGGCGATGCGATGGGCGCGGATGGCCGCGGCCATCTCCTTCACCTGGTGATGCTCGACAGGCAGCAGCGGGACCTTCCCCTCCGCCCGAGCGGCCTTCGCCTGGTCCTTCGCGTCGTTCGTCCGCCAGCTGAGAGCGTCCACAACGGCTAGCTCGGCGCCCGTTCCGAGCACCAGCTTGTGCGCGGCGGTCCCGAGCTCCATCGCCGATGTCGGCGCCGGCGGGTGCTCGCGGTCGTAGGCGAACCTCGCCGGGCAGGATGGCGGCAGGAGTTTCTTGGCGCCGGAGACGGACAGGCTGCGACCGGGGACCGGGTCGGCGTGGTAGGCCGACTCGTCCAGGTCGTCGTAGATCCCGGCCTGGAAAACGGGTGCCTCCGCGAGCGCGGTCATGCCCGGTCACCGTGATAGCGGTCGGTCCCCAGAACGAGATCGTCCTGAGCCGCCTGCAAGTCCTCCTCGTAGAAGCCGGGCCGGTCGCGGAAGTCGGCATCATCGCCGGCCCAGTTCGCCCAGCGCGTCATCTCGGCCACGTACTTGCCCCAGCGCTCCAGCGCCTCAGCAGGCGACAGCGACGGCGAGGACCAGGCGATGACCTGGACCTCAACGACCTCCGGCACGGGCGGCACGTCAGGGCCGACGACGATGGCTGAGGCCAGTTCCTCCAGCAGCTCCCGGCGGCGGTTCTCCGGCAGCAGGCGCAGGGCCCGCAGGCAGGTGACCTCCGCTTGCCGGATGGCGGTGACGGTGGCGCTCATAGCGACGCCTCCGCCGGGATGCTGGCCATCAGGTCGGCCATCTCGCGCTGGTAGGACTCGGCGGTGCGCTCTAGCTCGGCCTGCTTGTCAGCCACATCCCGGACCCTGATCGCCTCAGCTGCAGCGGTGATCGCGGCGAAAGCCTCAGCGACAAGGGGCGGGTAGGGCAGCAGGTCGGTGACCGGCACGTTGTAGAAGCCGGCCAGGATCCAGAGCCGCTCGACGGTGACCGCGCGGTCAGCTCTCTCGTGACTGCCGACGACGACGGCCTTGAGCCTGCCGCCGGACGCCGCCTCAACCTGGCTGAGCGACATCCCGGCGCGGTCCCTGACTGCGCGGAGTCGCCTGCCGAGTGCGAGCTCGAAGTCGCTCGGGTTGCTGGCAGCGGCGGTCATGACGCACCGCCTGCGGGCTGCTCGGCTTTCGCCGGGCGCTTCGGTGCCGGCTTGGACCACCGGATCGCGGCGGCGAAGGCGTAGCCCTTGCGCGTCCCGTGAACGGCGACCACGACCCCGGCGACGATGGCGGCGAGGACAACGACGCCGGTCACCAGCGCGGCGACTGCGAGAGTGCTCACTTGCCTGCCTCCTCATCGGTCACGACCGGCACCAGCTCGGTTGGCGTGTCCGCTACGGGCATGACCTGCGTCTCGTCCGGCGCCTGCTTACCGCCGCCCCACCGGCTCAGTGATTCCTGCGCGGCCTTCTGTGCCGCATCAGCGTCGGCTGCCTCAGCGGCCAGCCGGTCGCGGGTCGCATCCGGGATCGGGCCGGTCGCCGGGACGATCTCCCCGCTGGCCGTGACGGGCTGCGACACGGGCGGTACCGGGGTGACGTGGACCGGGGGCACGGGCCGGAAGTCCGGCGCCCTGTACTCGGCGTACAGCCACGGCAGGACGTACGACGCCGGGTCGGCCTTGCGTGCGGCGTAGACCTTCAGCTCGTCCTCGGTCGGCTCCCGGAACGCTGCCGGGTCGGCGAGGTAGGCGAACTGCTCCTCGTGGTCGGGGATGATCGACCAGCCGATGGCGGGGACGTCGGTGTCAGTGACGCCGGCCCAGCCGCCGAAGATGGCGTGGGAGATGGTCGCGGTGCTCATGCGGCACTTCCCGACTGATGCGGGCAGCCGGCCAGCATCCCCTTGTAGACCTCGGCGCTGTAACGCGCGTGGGTCATCAGCTCCAGGCGCAGACCGGGAGTCGCCTGCATGGCCTTGGCGACCCCGCGCCAGTCATCGAAGAACGACCTCCAGGCCTGGTCCTCGGTCGGCGAGTAGCGCGCCATCGTGACGCCTCGCGGGCAGCCGCAGGGCGACCAGAGAACCCAGTCGCACTCGTTCAGCCGGACCTGCTTGCCGTTGATCTCGGCAGTCCTCGGGGCGGTCATCGCGCACTCTCCTGCCGCTCAAGCTCGGCAATGCGCTGGCGGGCGTCGTCAAGCTCGCTGCGCAGGATGCCGACCTCGCGCTTAAGTTCGCGGACGTCGCTCTCGACGTACTGCACGTCCCGCTCCAGGTCGGAGTGGGAGTGGCGGTCATCCGCGACGCCCTGAATGTCGCTGGCGTAGTGGTAGTGGTCGCTCACCGGGTCACCGCCGATCCGGCCAGGACGGGCCCAGCAGCCTTCGCCGCGAGGGCTTCCCGCTGCAGCGCCGCAGCCCTGGCGAACTCGGCGGCGAGCGAGTCGAGCTCGGCCGGGTCGCGGGACGAGATGGTGAAGCCGGGGCCCATCGGGATCTCCGTGAACGGGTGGGCCGGGTCGGCCTGGTTCACCCGGGCCACGGGCCTGGTGACCGGCGTATTCGCATATAGCCACATCAGGCGACCCTCATCCCGCTGGAGCGCAGCAGCGTCACCAGGACGTCAGAGCGGGCGCAGACGGTGCCGCCGTGCCCGCTCCTGCACTCCAGGTAGGGGAGGCGCACCAGGGCGTTCTCGCCCCCGTCGCGGGC